GCCCTGTAGTCAGCGTACAGGGTAGCCAGCTTCGCTTCGTAGTCAGCGTACAGGGTAGCCCGCTTCGCCTCGTAGTCAGCGTCCAGGGTAGCCAGCTTCGCTTCGTAGTCAGCGTCCAGGGGAGCCAGCTTCGCCCTGTAGTCAGCGTACAGGGGAGCCGGAAGCACGCGGGCGGCGTACCAGGATATGTCTAGTTCCAACGCGGCGGAGCGCAACAGATTGGCGCGTGTGACCTCTGCGCCCTTCGGCCATTCAGCGGCAAATATCTCCACCTGTTCGCGGCAGGCGTTCAGGGATTCTAGCCATTTGCGCGTTACTCGTTTCAGTCTCATCATTCCCCTCCTTGCCGCCCTCGGACGGCTTCAACTGCCCTCTGGTTCACTTCCGCCATACCATCGCCCTCGCGCCTCAGCACGCCTATGGCATCCCGCACCACCTGCCCTATGGCTGGGCTCCAGGTGGGCAGGGAATGCGCTCTCAGCAGCACGTAGGATGCGCAGATGGATCTCACTTGGTGGCCTCCCAGGGCACAAAACACAGTGATACGCTTACAGCCACCGGATACGCTCCGCCTCTACCGTCATCGCAGGACACATATTTGTGTGCCACATAACGATATAACCAGCCACCAGGCACCGGCAGGCGATGGGTCCAATCTGTTACCACTTCCCAAGCAAGCCCCTGTTCAGCCATTCCATTCCTCCTTCTGTCGATTTGCGCCCTCAAAGTGTACATATGGACGCTATATGGTTACGGCGTAACTACTTTCCCTACTCGCGGGGACCGGCCATCGTGCGCCGGAGGGTAGTTCTAGGACTTGCCAAAGTACCCCTCACTTGCCGGTTCGTCCGATACGATCTCCAGATCGGGATACAGCACTTTGGCTTGCGCGAGAGCATCCTCGGGACCTACCGATACCAGGATCGGAAGCACACGACATCCCCCGCTTGGGTTTCTGTAGATCAGCCAATTGTATTTGCCTCTTACGATCCTTGCGCTCATTGCCCTTACCTCCCCATCCTCCTCGCTCTCGTGTTGCTCTACTAGATATTATACCACTGCGGGCGCAGAAGTCAAGGGTAATATATACCGATTCTTGCGAACCGTCCATAAGTAGGTAGTTCTGCATGAGTATCGCAATATATTGCGGGGCGTTCAGCCCGGGCTATACTAAACTGCCTGGTTTCTGTTTTTCCGGTATATCCTGCCCTTGACAAATCCGGGCGGTTGTGCCATAATGGAATCATGCGAGACGACTTGATACCTGAATGCGTGCGGCTCAGGCGTATGATGCAGGAGCCGAAACCGCGAATAACAATGGAGCAATTGGCCGTTGCCGTGTCCGGCTTGATGCCACGGTTTGAGGCGGGCAGGTTGGTGTATGACGAAACCGGGGAATCGCTTACCAAAGGTAGAATACACCAATTGCTCAGTATCCGCACGGGCGGCAGAATGTCACAACGCAACTACCGCCGCCTGCGCGAGGCAATAGAGCGCATACGGAAGCGGCAGGAATAGGTTTCGCGGTCTCGGCAGCTATGTGCTAAATCAGCCGTGGCCGTGTGGGTGGGGTGTGACAGTTGCTCATCCCTGCGGGATGAGGGCGTTAGTCAAACCTATGTACCCGCAGGACTGGAATGCTAAACGCCTGCTGGCACCCCACCCTACTTTTCGGGCGGTCTGGCTTGGCGGCAAACCCGTATCGGATTAGAAGTCGCGACAATTGCCGCTCGTTGATGACGCTCCTCAGCCGGATATGGCATAGTCTCAAAGTAGAAAACAAACCCGTGAGGGTGTGCTATAACCGGCTGATGGCAAGACAAAACGGGAGGTACAATGCCAGGAAAAACAGGCAACCGGGGAATGGAAGTGGAACGCACGGATGTTCGCACCCGAGAACTGGTCGTGCTGATTTGGGCACGCGACATACCGCAGCGACGGATCGCTCAGACGATGAACACCTATACGCAACGGCTAACTGAGATGCTCGCGCCGAACCACATTGTGACGGATGATGAGTATCTACAGATCCGAGAGGCCATACAGAAGATTCTTCTCCAGGATGGCCGGATCGAACGAAAGACTGACGTATCCGACACCCATCCGAGATAGGTAGGATAGGTGCGGACGCCGACAAAACGTGTCGTTTGACGACAAACAGCGTCGGCGGGGTGCTACATTTCGGCTTTACGCTTTTCGGCTGTTTGTCGTATGTATGGGAGGGGCTATTGCTTTTGCGTTATGGGGTGTTGAGTGAGCCAACATAGGATTCGTTCCTCCTACCAGATCGACCGCGAGATCAGGGCGGCCAACGGGGGCGAGTACCCCAAGGGTCCTAACGGCAGACGGTTGTGCAGGATCTGTTCGACCGAGGTGTCGGGCCGTCGGCAGACTCTTTGCTCGGAGGAATGCACGCATAAGATGATGATGTTGTGCGATCCGGGATATGTGCGCGGGAAGCTGTACGAGCGAGACCACGGCATATGTACTAGGTGTGGCATTGATTGCCAGGCCGTCCGTGCCGCTGTACGCGACATGTGGGACCGGGTTGAGTGCCAAGCCGAGCGCCAGAAATGGATCGGGGGCATCCTACGAACCACCGTGGCGTTCTTTGCCGAGCACAATCTGGAGAGACACCGCACAATGTGGGAAGCCCACCACAAGATTGCTGTTGTGGAGGGCGGAGGGGAGTGCGGCCTCGACAACTACGAGACGCTTTGCGTCTGGTGTCACAAGCGGGAAACCAGGGAACTGGCAAGGCGCAGGTCGGAGCTACGGCGAGGCCAGTTTGCCCTTGACGAGTAGCCGCCAAGAAATAGGAGGAGCTATGGCTTACCTGAACGAACCGGCTGTATGCAGGTTGCTTGAAGCCGCTGGTCTTAGCCGGACCCAGTTGAAGGTCAGGACTGGCGTGTCGATCCATGACCTGCGAGGCAAGAACATGAGGCGGTCAACCGAGGATCGCCTGCTGTTCGCCTTGCGTGAGGTCGGGATTTGCGCCACTCGCCGCGAGATACTGCTCGATGATGCCCCCGAGTTTGAGGGGGACAGTCGGTTCACCAAGGTGGCGCGCAAGCTCGCCGGGCTCCTGGATGTGTCCATGAGGTGTGCATACCAGGCCGGACAGAGCGGGGAATCCTACGAGCACTTCTACGCCCGCTATGTAGAAGGCGGCCCAGACGACGAGTAGCCGCCAAGAAATAGCTCCCGCCCGAGAAAGGGGAATCGAGGTGAACACAATCTACTGCATCGGATGCAAGGCCGTCCTGCCGTCTGGGGCGACTGTTTGCCCTGCCTGCAACCTGCCACAAGGTCAGCAGGCGATACTGGCCGCGCAGTCCTACCTGGCGCAGAAGGCCACATGCGCCCCTGCGGACGTATGGTGTCTGTTTGCCGCGTTCCTGGGGCTCACCGGAGCGTTGGTCCTCCTGCGGTATGCGCACCCCGTGGTCGCCCTCGTGTGGCTGGCGGTGGCACAGCCGGGGTGGACCGCGCTATTCGTCCTGTCGTGCCGCCAGGGCGGGAAGGTATGGAATTGGGCCTCCTTGCCACTGGCTGGGATGTCGGCGACGATCGCAGTGTCGTTAGTCTCGGCGGTCGGACTCGGGGCCGCAAGCGCGAAGTTGCTGGAGGGTGTCCGGGACCTGTGGCCTGGGTAGTCGCCCAGAAATAGATCCCGCGCGGGAAGGGATCTGGGGGAAGGGTGGGGAACTAGGTAATGGCGCCCCAGGGACAGTTTGGCAAGAGTAAGTGGGGCTTCGGTCCCTTTTGAGCCCTCTCCGCCTGGTGCGCCACACGAGGAATCGGGGAGGGCTCGCTCTTGCCTGGACACATGGAGGGTAGACCCGCATGGCTGAACAGCACATTGCCACGGTTCAGAAGAACCACCAGGAGGAGATCAGGGTCGGACTCAGTGACTTCAACGGGTATGACCTCGCCTTTGTCCGAGTATGGATTCAGATACAGGAATCTGGGGAATGGGTTCCTACCAAGAAGGGGATCACGTTCAACTCCGCCCTCCTGCCAGACCTGATAGACGCCCTGACCAAAACGCTTGCCTCTAAACAAGCACAAGAGGGATAGCCCTGCATGGCCTCCCCTCAGAAGGAAGATGGATATACCTCGCTTGCCAACGAACTCCTGGAGGCGTATGCACGGGCACACCTCAGTGGAGGGGAGTTTCGGGTGGTGCTGGCAGTCCTGCGTGATAGCTACGGTTGGAAACGCAAGAGCAGTCGCCTATCGCTTCGTCGCCTGTCAGTCGATACCAATATGCACTGGGTATCGTTCCTGCGTTCCCTGCGTTCGCTGATCTCAAAGGGAATCCTCACCGAGGAGCGCATTGGTGCCGGTGTATCCCTCAGCCCCAATAAAGACTATGACTCATGGAAGGATTGCTGGGAATGTAGAGAAAACAGGGGTGGTAACGCCCAAGCTACCATTGGTAACATGGAAGCTACCAGTGGTAACGCCCAAGCTACCATTGGTAACATGGAAGCTACCAGTGGTAACGCCCAAGCTACCATTGGTCCACCGGCCCCCAAGCACCAAAATGTTACCACTAGTGGTAGCTTGCAAGCTACCAGGGTGGTAACGCCCAAGCTACCACCCTATGAATTAAACCAAGTTAAACCAAGGGAAATAAAGAAAACATCCCGCGTCGCTGAAAAACGCGACGACGGCGACGATCCCAAAAGCGCAAAAACACTAGTGGCATATTTCGTTGATCTGTGGACCGCCAAGGAAGGGGAGAAACCAGCCGCTTTCCAAGGAGGGCAACTCGGAGCGTTACTCAAGAAACAGATCAAAGAACATGGATACGAAGAGGTGAAGCGGAGAATCGACAACTTCTTCGCCTCTACGGATTGGTTCATAGTCAACAACACCTATGACGTGGGGATATTCATAAAGAAGTGGACAGCATTACGGGAGGGTCCGATACATGGGAACCGAGGCAACGGGCAACAACCAGCCCCAGGAAGTACAAGACCAACAACCGCCTCGCCCGCAATCGAGCGGCTTATCAAGCGTGGGTGAGGGCCTGGACCAGATCAAGGCGAAACTGAACTCCGCCCGGGAAGCTGCCAAGGGCAGACCTGATCGGTATGCCGAGATTACGGCTGAGAACAGACGGATAGAGATCGCGTCGTCTGTGCAACGTCTGTTCTCCTCGGGTTCGATAGGACGAAGGTTCGCTGGGTGCTCATTTGCCACATGGCAGGATCGGTCCGCAATGCGGCCTATGGTTTCGGCGGTGCGTAAGTATGCCGAGGGTTGGCCTATGAGTGGCAAGGAAGGACGCGGCATGATCCTTTCCGGCCCTCCTGGAAATGGCAAGACCCACCTAGCTGTGGCTGTTGGTCGTATAGTGGCTGAGTGTGGAGAAACGGCTATCCTGCGTAGTTTCCCCGAACTACTGGATCAGTTGCGCCGCACGTTCAACCGCGACAACCGTGGCGATGCTGACTTGCTGGAGCACCTAGAGATAATCACGGTTTGCGACCTTCTGGTAATTGATGATCTGGGCGCTGAGAAGTCAACGGAATGGAGTCGGGAGATCCTCCAGCAAATTGTAGATAGACGATACCGCCACTGTGGGCCAGTGATCGTGACGACAAACCTGCGGATAGCCGAACTAGAGAAACGACTTGAACCGAGAACATGGGATCGACTTGTTGACATGTGCGATCTGTATGAGACCACGGCGACTTCGTATCGGGTGGAAAGGCAGGGGTAGAAGATGGATCTGTTGTCTGGTTTTATGAGTGGGCACTATTACGTCTTTATACCACGTAGTTCTAAATCCTATGCGATACGTATCATTCGCCCTGGGGAGTGGAGAAGCACCTACGAGATTAGGCCGAAGGATAATCCTAGCGGATTCATATTCAATCCGATGGCCTCAATGGTTATAGAGCGAACTGGGGTCATTGGGGGATCAATGCACAGAGACAAGATCATCAGAAGTGCTATAGCTGAACTTGAACGCGAGAAACCTTGGGGCGCAGGGTGGATACCATTGGAAGCGATAGAATGATCGCCCGCCCGCCAGACTACCACTGCAAGGGGAAGGTGAGATTCCGAGATCGCATTGGAGCCGAGATGGGCGCGATACGCTGTAATCAGCACAGGCCACACCATGAGGTTGAGGTTTACAGATGCAGATATTGCAAGGGCTGGCATGTTGGACGGAAGCGCAATGGATTAGGGGAAGGAAGGGATAGGAAGTGAGTAACCAACCAGACATGCGGCCAATATTGCCCGAGGAGTTGCCGCTACTTCGCGCAACGGAGCGGTTCCGCGCACAGCAGGCGGCGCGTAAGGCAAAATTGGCGGAGAAGGAGAGGAAGGGGATCGGAGATGACTAACGTCTTGCACATTTACGCGCAGGAATACTGGCATACCGACGCGCACATAATCGGGACGCGGGATGCGCTTATCACTCTACGCGACACGATCAACAAGGCGTTATCGAAACATGAACGCAAAGCGCACTGCTCAGTGTTCGCGGCTGACGGCGAAGGGTACAGGGTTATGGTTGGCGTGGCAACCAAGGATAGCATGAACATACTGCAATTGCCCTACGTTGACACCGAAGCAACAGGAGAGCCGCGCGGGATGCTCGCGCAGGAATGGTTCTTGGAGGGTCGCGATGGCGGGTAAAGCCGGAACAGGAGTCCAGACTTGGCAGGCGCAGATGCTTCGGCAGGTGCGAATGCAGGGGTGGTTTGGCGACAGAGAGGATCGCTACCAGATACGCATTGAACATAGCGGGGAAGTCGGTATCATCTGGCGATATTGGTTCAAAGAACCGTTTTGCGGTAAGCGCATGAGATTCGCGGCGCAGGTTAGCACACGCACGCGCCAGGGCTTCATCTCGGTTCGCGACGCCGAGGATTGGATATGCGAGCAGTTGGGGATTACGATTGGCGAGGAGACATAATGGCAAGGACGCGATCCGATGGTAAGGGCAACACCCAGAATCAACAGAAACTGGCCCAGGGCCGCGCCACACGACGAAAAGGCCCCTCTGCCGCGCAACAGGTGCCTGAATCGCGTCCCAAGCGTTCTAGCGCGATTCTAGACGCAAAATTGAAGCATTGCCCTAATCCGGCATGTCAAGGTTGGTTCGTGCCTGGTGTACATGGAAGTTGTGGGTTATGCGGGACAAAGTTCTGATCCGCCACGTATTGCCCAAGCCGTGCGTATTCGTGCCCGAACGCGAGGGTGGGCTAGGCATAAAGACCTGGGATAAGCAGCTAGGGCACGGTATAAGCCCGCAGGGCTGGGTGACGATTATCGAGAACGGATTTGGGACCGAGGAAATGCACATTGGCACACTCGGCAAGCTGATAAGCACAGATGAGTTGGAACTGGTGAGTGAGCAGGAACGCGACGCTTGCTATGTGCGAGTGTACAGGCCTACGGGCAGGAAGCCGTTGTCGCGGCGCAAGAGAAGGAAAGTTTCAAGCACGCAGGGAAGGGGGAATGTATGATAACTATTGGCGTAGACCCTTCCTTGACCTCTACGGGAGTGGTGGTCCTAAATAGCGACGGGGCTGTAAGGAGCAAGCACAGAATAGAAGTCGTCGCCGATCAACCGTGGGGGAAGAAGGCCCCCCAAACAGTTACTCAGCGAATGTGGAGGATTGACGCAATACGAAAGGCGTTCTCCGGCGTGCTGTACCAGATCGACCACACCGGGGCAAGATACACAGTCGCGTTCGAGAGCTATTCATTCGGTTCTAAAGGTAACAGCGGGGTGAGTCTCGGGGAGCTTGGCGGGTTGCTACGAATGGAGGCGATGAACAATGGAGCCGTGCGGCTGTTAGAGGTTCCGCCTACCTCGGCCATGAAGTTCGTAACAGGCAGCGGCAAAATGGGCAAGGGATTTATGATGCGTGGCGTCTTCAAGCGGTGGGGCTTCGAGGCCGAGACAGACAACGAGGCCGACGCTTTTGCAGTTGCTCAGGTTGCTTGCGCATTTATGAGGCGGGAAATAGGACAGCCAAACGCATTGACTAATTTCCAGGAAGAGACATTGACGCAACTTGTGGCGCAGAACCAATCAGACATACGATACACACCAGCCAAGAAGGAACGGAAATAACCAATTTTCTCTCCCAGCACCCTGCACAAGCCCGAGAGGTCAGATCTACCCCCTGGCCTCTCGGGACTCCCCAAAATGTACCAACTTTATATGTACCAATGCGCGCATATACCCTTATTCGTATCGCTCCGGGTAGTTATTGATCTCGTCGTCCGCAGCGTCTGACGCCATATCGCGTGTGAACAGAAGCAGTTCGTCGCCGCAGGAGTAGACGCGGAATGTTATGTTCTTGGGCCTGTCCGCAATGGTGGCTCCGACGTATAACTCTTTGGCGGCCTCATAGTGGTTATGGTCCTCGGTAACGTCGATCTCTCCCCGCGTGTTTGTGTCCAACTCCGCCCCGCAGTGTGGGCATAGATAATCCGGCTTCGGCCTCGGCTCCGGCCTGTCGTCAGCCGGGTCGTGTCGCAGGTGCGGGTTCTCATAGTTGTCTTGCATGTGTCCTCCTTCGCGCCCCAGGGATTTTGTATTCCAGGGGCATCCTCCAATGTTACTGCTACAGATCCCCCTGCGGCACAACGACCTTTCGCGGTCGCCCTTTCTGCCATCCGCGTTTCGCTGTTGCGGCCCATGCCTCCACGTCCTCGGGCTTGATCTGCCACACCCAGCGGCCTCCGAGGTGTACGCGCACCGCCGCCAGCCGCCCGGCCTTGATCGCCTGCCGGATACTAGATTCGCTCTTGCGGCCCACCAATCGAGCCGCCGCGCTTGCTGTTAGTAGTGTCATTCCGCCCCTCCACTGGTTGCCTCAGATTCTAGACGCTCCGCCTCGGATAGGTATATCGCGGCGTGCTTTCTGCTCCGCCGTGCCTTCACGCGCAGGTTCTCCGCCTCCTGCAATAACCTGGCGGTATCGCGTGCCTTCGGCCCCTGCGGAAACGCCAAATGACCTCCCGGAAGATCCGCGAAAACCTTTGCGCACTCCCGGTCTATCGCGGACCTCAGCGCGCGCTTAGACATTCGCCCGCTCGGAGACAAAAGCGAATGGTCTATTGTTGTCATCACGTCGCCCTCCCAATCCCGCAGGTCGCCTGCCGCCGCGCGAACCGCGCGTCGTCCAATCGTTCCTGCGCCCTTTGCAACCTCAGACGCGCCCTACGCTCCTGCCAGTCGTCGTGGTTGCCGCCCATTACGAGGACAAACGCCTTCGATTCGATCCAATACAGCCGGTTCGCTTCTCGCTCCGCCGCGTATGCTGATTCGATACGTTTGTTGCCGGTCATTGTGTACGCTCCTTTCGTCGGTCTATGGCCATAATGCGTCAAATGCTTTTACCCAGTCCGCAGGCACATCACTGCGTGGTATCTTGTCACACCTATCCAGATAAGACCTGGACGCGAACGACTGATAAACACTGGCGGGACCAGACCCAGGAATAGAAACAATCGCATGGTAACAGATCCCCAAGTTCTTCACTTCTGTATTCCTCGGTCCGACCGCGATATAATCAGATTCCTGGCCGTATTCCCTGTAGTAGGTTATCCTCATGCCCCTTCCCCTCTCTGCGGCATAGCCGCTAGTCGTAATACATCCACTTGCTACACGCCTCGTCTGTTTCGGACTTCGGCTGATACAGAGATCCGGCCTTGCATTCGATCCCGCGCCATAGACAGGAGGCGCAGCCAGATTGGGATTCCTGGACGGATTGGGGAACCTTCTCCTCGGTTGGCGGGATTGGTCCTGCCATATCGAGGACCGACTGAGGGATCTTCGCCTTGCTGCCGAACCAATAACCGCTCGACCACTGGAACCCATTGGCCTTGAGCGCGTCCAGTATCACGCGGTCCGGCTTCTCCGCGAATGTCACCTGAGCGTACGTTTCCCCGATGATCTTGATAACTACGCCGCCCGCGTTCTCGGCCTCGGCCTGCCGCGTCTGCCGAGCGGTGATCTGTTTGATTCGGTCCTTGTCAGCGCGAATCCGCGCGCGCAGGTTAGTCGTCTCATAAGAAGCATGGGGTTTCCGATCCCATACATTCGGGCCGCTTAGGTTCTGCTTCATCCTCTCGATGTTTGCCTCGGTGAAGCCAAGAGCTAGAAGCCCATTAGCGTCGCCCTTGGTTTCGTACTTCTTCCATGCCTTGTTGACCGCCACCATTCGCTCCGCCTCCGCCTCATGCTTGGAGATCCGTTCCTCTAGCTGCTCGATGGCGTCCGAATCGTCCGAGAATACGGATGTGCGAAGCTGCCTCTCCAGCCCGTCGGCCTTCTCCTCGTGATGCTGGGCCATCTTGTGATCCTCGTACGCCCGTTCCTGGCGCTTGATGAGCCGCGCCCGCTCCGGTATGTGGCCGGGTTGGGTATTGAAGGCAACGTCTCCACGGTACTTCTCGCCTTCCTCGGCGACGACCTCGACCTTCGCTCTGCGCTTAGCTGCCCACTCTTCGCGCTTTTCCAATCGTGCTTCGAGTCTCTCTCTTCGTCCCATTACCATGCCCCTTCCCCTTGTCCTCGCTCGGTTGTTCCAGGCGCGCCGCGTGGAGGCGGAGGACTTGCGCCCATTGGGACCGGCCTTCGTGGGCCGGAGGATGCTAGTCTTCCGCGACGACGATTGTCAGGGTGTCCGATGATGCCTGTCCGTGTGACAGCACGTTGCGGGCGGGTATACCATCGTAGCCGCTGGGGGCTGACATATACTCCTCGACATACGCCTGCGCCTCCGTGTATGTCCCCTCCCAGATCTCATCGGTCGGTTGGCCATCGTCCAGCGTAACGCGGTCGTACCCAGCACTGGGGGCGTCGCATGTCCCCGAGTAATAGTGGGGCTCTCTCCAGATGCGCACCCGCTCCGCTCCGGGTTGGGCCACGGCCAACAGCCCCATTGCCACGGGGTCGGTATAATCCCATTGCACCAGCCACTCCGCGAGTGGGACATCGGCGGCCTGGCCGTCGGAGCAATTACTCCACCACTCGTGCAGGGCCGTCTCTGCATCGCGCCTCTCCTCGATATGCGCATACTCCGGGTACCCCTGCACCACATCGATCTCTAGCTGTAGCGAGCCTGGTAAGTGATATGCATACCAGCTATCACTGTGGCTCTGTGCAGACTCGTCTGCGCCGTCTCGCCAGTCGCTTGTATCCAAATCAGGTAGGATGACACCAGCCGCTTCAGCAACGGATGCCATGACATCATGCCCATTGATCCTGATCGTACACATCTCTCCATCCTCCTGCCCCGTGGGGCTGTCCCTGCTGCAACTGCTTACATATATATTATACGGCTAACCGCGCGTTATGTCAAGCACTATTTCAGCCATAAATACGATATTGGGCGAATCGGCGAAAGAATCTCAAATGGCGGGATATAATGCTATGTTCCATGTTCGCCGCCCAATATCTCTATAAATTGGTATTGGGTGGGTGCTTGCAAGGGCCCATTGGGCTGTTGCAACAGCCCACCCCACAACCCGTTATCACAAACCCACGCAACGATACCTTGCCGAGCCCCACAGATATACTGCCTTTTCAAATCGCGCGCCAATTTATGCCAACTTAGTTTGTGATAAATGTCACAATGTAGGGGAATCCAGTATGCCCGCGTCGAATTACTCCTCAAAAACAGTCAAGAGCAAACGCCAAGCAGTTGCCTTGACTTGAGAATCGAAAGCGTTCGACTGAGCGGAGCGAGAGGAGAAAAATGGAAGGGGAGGAGAGATTGTCAAGAGGACCTGGGGAACCCACAAACTGACACACGGGAAGCCCCTCCGGTTCCTAAACCATACATTCCGAGAGGTAGGAGGAGGAAAACCCTGGACGGCGAATGGCAATAGTAGCAATCGTGACTAGTGAGAAAAAGTACAATGGCAGGTGGACGCGAGTCAAAACACACACCAGAGCGGGAGGCCCGGCTCCTGGCAGGTTATTCCGAGACGGGATCGGGGAATGTCGCCTGTGCCCGTGCTGGTATCTCGCGCACGACCCTCAGCCGATGGCGAGAGGCCGATCCCACGCTACAGGAGCGGATCGACGAGGCCCTCGGCGTGTGGGAGGACTCGCTCCTACAGCATATCACAGTCGCCGCCGTCAAATCATGGCAGGCCGCCGCGTGGTTGTTGGAGCGCAGATGGCCCGAGCGGTTTGGCCAGCGGCAGAGGATAGAGCACAGCACACCTCCCGGCGAGGCGCTAAATGTCAAACACGATCTCACAGACGACGCTAGAGCAGCCCTCGATCTCGTACTCCGAGCTATGCGCACATCCGGGGATGGCGGAACTACTGGATCGCCGCCGCCTGGAGTTGGCTCCTAGTTGTTTCGCCTCGTTTCTGGAGTACGTATTCCGCGACGAATGCGGGGCTAACCTACGTATTCAGCCCTTCCAACTTCCAATAATTGCCGCATTAGAGGACCCAGCCGAAGAAAAGGTGGCAATTTGCGCACCTCCTGGCGGCGGGAAAACGATCCTGATGCTGGCATACGCGGCGTGGCGGCTGGGCAGAGATCCCTCGGAGCGGATACTACTCCTGTGCAATACCGACACCCAGGCGGAGGATCGGTCGCGCGCCTGTCAGCAGATCGTCGCCAACAATGATCGGTACAAAGAGGTATTCCCGGGCGTCAAACCTGCGTCGCCGTGGACGCAGCGAGAGTGGTTTATCGCGCGGCCAGGTGGTGGGGAATCACCGTTTGCCAGTATGTTTTCCGCCGGTTGCGGAAACCCCAAAGTGCAGGGGTTCCGCCCGACCCTCATACTGTGTGACGACATACAATCCCAGTATGAGGCCAGGTCACAGCCGGTAGCGGATTCGCAGGCGTCGTGGATACGACAGACGCTCTACCCCCGTCTGATACCCGGCGGCAAGATTGTCCCGATCTTCACCCGCTGGTCCGGTATGGACGCCGGATCGGTTTTCCTCGCCGACGGGTTTCGACCGATCCACATACCCGCGCTCAATGAGCGCGACGAGTCATATTGGCCCGCCAGATTCCCCGCCGAGGAGCTAATCCGCATACGCGACCGAGACCCTGGCGAGTTTGCCTGCGTGTATCAGGGCGACCCGACGCAACTCGGATCGGCCAAAATAGACCGGGCATGGCTGAGGTATATCCGAGCTGAGGATCTGCCGGAGATCACGCGGCGGGCCGCGTTTGTTGACCTCGCCCTCAAAACCAAGGCGCAGAACTGTCAAACGGCTATGGTGTATGGCGGATTGGACGCCGACAGCAACCTATACGTGCTGGACGCCAAGGCAGGTAAGTGGATCTGGCCTGACGCGAAGAAGGAAATATTGGCCTTTGTGCGAAAGCACGAGGTAAGATCCTTGGGGATGCAGCAGACCACGGTGGAAGAGGTGCCCGTGGAGGAGCTGCGCTCGATGCCCGAGCTAAGCGGTGTGTCATTTCCTCGGACTTCGACGCGCGATGACAAGATCGCACGGTTCGAACCGGTAGTTGACCGCGCCTATAATCGCCGCCTGTTTGTCGTCGAGGGGCCGTGGAACGCGGAGTGGGTCAACGAGATATGCGGGTTTCCGAACGCGCGCTACAACGACCAGGCGGATGCAATGAGCGGGCTGGTGGAGGTACTCGCTGCTAGTCCGGTACAGGAGATGACAGATTATGATCTCACCCCAATCTGGTAACGCCGACAAAGGCGGCCTGATACAGCGTATAGCTCATCTGTTCTGGCGTTCCCCGCAGGCCTCCTCGCCTACTCCCGAGTCCACTACGTCGGTTGGCTATGTTGACATGCTGCGCGCGATGGGTGGCATGGGTGATGCGTTTGGCGTCGGTCTGGGTCGCGTCGCGATCCACAACGACATACAGCGCATGATCGACACGGACCCGACAATAGCGTCCGGCTTGCGCGCATGGGCCTCTAACGTATGCGCCCCAAACGGTGAGGATGAGACAATCGCGATCTCGTCCGAAGACGAGAAGGTGCAGCAGATACTGGAGGAGTGCCGCGACAGACTCCGAGCCAATCGTAACGCCCGCGACTGGATCTACTCGCTCAAGGGCTGGGGTAATCTGTTCTGGGAGATCGTGGTTGATAACAAACTCCGAGTCGTGGATCTCAAGGTTCTGCCCGAGGAGCAGATACAGATCCGGCGTGATGCCCAAGGCAATCTTGGCATGACAACCGATGCGCAGGGCAATCCGGTAGACTGCGCGCCATACGTCCAGACCATGCCGGGCGACTATCTTGGCAAGGGCATAGAGTTCGAGCGATGGCAGATCGTACACCTGGCCGAGCCGCCGGAGAAACGCGACGGGTTCGGAACCTCCTGCCTAGAATCGGTTCGCCGCGATTGGAAGTCGCTACAGTATATCGACCAGTCGATGATCATGGCTAGGATCGAACGCGCGTTTCTCAAGTTCAACTGGATCATCCCGATCCAGGTCGGTTCTACTCAGGCCGAATTCGCGGAGAAGGTCAAGGCGTTCAAGGAGTCGATTACTCAGCGCGAATTGGGCGCGAACCGTGGTGACACAAACACTGTTGGCGGTGGTGCAGGCCAGGTGACTGTTAGCACGGATCGGTTCCTCGGCTCGCTGTGGACGCAGGACAAGAACGGGCAGGTGCAAACCATACAGCCCACCTGCCAAGTAGTTGATCCTGAGAACAAGCAGCTACAAAACATATCAGACGTGGAGTATATACAGCACAAGTGCCTTGTTGCGCTTGCCGTTCCGCCCGCGATCCTTGGGTTCGAGGAGGACATAAACTCGAAGTCTACACTTACCGGCCAGGTCTTAGAGTTTGGCCGTCGCGTCAAGGATCTGCAAAACGAGATGAAGAGTGGGCTTCGCCAGGTGTTCGACCTTGAACTTTTGCTAAACGGCTATGTGCCCGGATCGGTCGAATACGAGATCATCCTACCCGAGATCCAGATGACCGACACGGCGGCGGCAGCGAACACGGAACTGACACGCGCTGAGACCGCACGCATACTGTCTGAGTTGGACGCCTTGGACGCGGAGGCAGTCGCGACCCACTTCACAACGCTAACCGCCGACGAGGCGCAGGAGATCAGGGATCGGATCAAGGCGAAGGCCAAGGCGACACCGAAGCCGCCTCTCGTGCCGATGGTGGTTCCGCAGGGCGAACCGATGGAATCCGACATGCGGGCCTACCTGTCAAGCGGGCAGTTGGCCGAGGACCTGTACACGATGGCCGAGGTGTTGGGTGGCAATGGGTATCACGTAGAAGAGGAAAGGGCGAGGGTGGGGTAATGGAAGAATTGGTGTTATGCGGTATTGTCTTGGTAGGTATAATTGTGTTTGCGCTGGCGGTGATAGGCGGGGTCAAGGCGGGATGATACGGGCGTTGGTATCCAAGAACTTGCACCAAATGATAATCGGCGAACAGGCACCGCATTGGCAGTTACGCCTGGCGTATGCCGCCGGATATGCCGTCGGAACTATCAACAGATGGATTCGGGGATTGAAGTCTGCATGATCGCCCCCAACCGCCGCCTCGCCCTCATTATCGCCGCCACACTAACCCGCCTCCGCGAGGCCAGGATGCCGGACGTTGACCCCGCGTTCCGCAGGTCACTCCGCAAGGCCCGTACCAAACTCGTCGGCAGGCCCGGCGAGACACGGGCGCAACGCCGCAACCGCGCACAGTCCGAGTTCGACCGCATACACAAGGGCGTCGAACGCGACCTAGCAGGACACCTGGCCGCGTTGCGGAATGGACAGATACCGGGCAAGACCTGGAACGCGCAGGTGAACCGCTGGCGTGCCCGGTGTCGCGAGACGCTGAAGACGGCCTATCACAGCGCGTACCAAGCCGGACACATAGCAAGCGGTGGATCGGGAGCACTAACAGCTAATGACCTTGCGACAATCAACCGGGAGTTGCGTGCGGAGTGGCGTTTCCTGGCCAAGTTTGGCCGACAGCTTGCCGATCCTGAATACCTGGCAACGCAGGGCGCGGTGGAACGCGCGGGCATGTACGCGGACGCGGTTCGCGGCATGTACAACGCGGGGTTCGTCGCCTCGATCCCAGACGACGCGGAAATCTATTGGCGCGTGTCGTCGCAGTGTCAGCACTGCCCCGACTGCCTGGCGATGGCTGGTGGGCCATATCGCAAGCCGGGGACGCTTGCGCCGGAAGGCGGCAGTGTGGTGGGCCGAGTGCTGGATCGGATGCCGGGTGACGGAAGCACCTCCTGTGGGGTTGCGTGTAAGTGCTGGATCGAATACAGAGGCGTCAAGTCGGCGAACCCATTGGCGCGGCACAGATCGCCGGGTAGTAGGCAAGCGGTGAAAGGACACTGAGAAAGGACGGTTAACATGCAATGCCTGATCACGGGGATCAGCGGGTTCGCCGGGAGCCACCTAGCGGATTACCTGCTGTCACTCGGACACACAGTACATGGCACGATTCGCCAACGTAGTCGCCGCGAAAACATTGGGCACCTAGAAGGTAAGGTCACTCTCCACGAGTGCGATCTGCGGGACCTCTCCTCGGTCGAAACGCTGTTCACCAAGATCCACCCCGATCACATCTACCACCTCGCCGCACAGTCGTTTGTGCCGACCTCATGGAACTCGCCCGCCGAGACAATGACAACTAACGTCATCGGCCAGTCGAACCTGTTCGAGGCGGTGCTGAGGGCGGGGCTGAGGCCGAAGATTCAGATCGCGTGCTCTAGCGAAGAGTATGGGATGGTTATGCCCGACGAGACGCCGATCACAGAGGAAAATCCACTTCGCCCTCTCAGTCCCTATGGTGTCAGTAAGGTTGCCCAGGACATGATGGGCTATCAGTACTTCAAGAGCCACGGGATGCGGATTGTGCGAACACGGGCATTCAACCATACTGCTCCTCGTCGCGGAGTATGCTTCGTCACCTCGAACTTCTGCAAGCAGGTCGCGATGATCGAGGCGGGAAAGCAGGAGCCGGTGATCAGCGTCGGCAACCTAACGGCGGTTCGCGACTTCACGGACGCACGAGACACGGTTCGCGCCTATCACCTGCTTCTGGAGCATGGGGTGCTGGGCGAGGTCTACAATATCGCGTCGGGCGTCGGGACGACAATCGCCGACATGCTGGATCTGATCCTGTCATTCTCGGATCGCAAGATTGAGATTCGGCGAGACGCCTCGCGTATGAGGCCGTCGGATGTGCCGACGCTGATCGGTGACTGCAACCGGCTTCGAGCCGCTACGGGTTGGGAGCCGACAATCTCATTCGAGCAGACCATGCGCGATCTACTGGAGTATTGGCGCGGGAGGATATGATGACGTTTCTTGAGATGTTCACGGCCAGGTTAGCTTCCCTGCTCGGGCTACTGTTTGCGCTTGCGGTAGCAGGTGCGCTGTACGGCGTGGTGTTGTGGTTCCGTTCTCCGTTCCCCGGTGAAAAAGAGGATGCGAAGTGGTTTGCCAAAACGGGTTCGGCTATCGCGCTGATAACAGCGGCGATGGTTCTACTGTGCGCGTACGTAGGTACAAGGGCAGGAGGTTAGGACATGCAAGCGATAATCCTAGCTGGAGGCCAGGCAACCCGTATGGGCGAGTTGGCTAAAGACCGGCCAAAGTGCATGGTAGAGGTTGCGGACAAGCCGATCCTGCACTGGCAGTTGGAGGCGTTGGAAGCGATTGGAATTTCGCGTGTAACCGTGGCGTGCCGCAAGGCACAATTGCAACCGATAGACGATTATTGCAGAACAATCTTTACGGTAGGCGCTTTCGGCAGGGCTAGTGTTGAGGAGGAACCGCTCGGAACTGGCGGCGCGATCTACAACGCCATTATGAACAGCACAGGGATGTTCAGCGTGGACGCACCTTTCCTGGTTTTGAACGGGGACATAATCCCCGGCCCCTGGCTCAAGCGATTGGCCGAATGGCCGCAGGGCAAGGGTCTTGCCGCGATTGGAGTCAGATGGCAGGCGAGTAGCGGCCCCTACGGAGCGGTTGACATTCACTTCGACGGTAGGATTCGTGGATTCCGGGAGCCGTCTGAGGAATCGAAGCGAACGCTGATTGGCGACAGCGGCTATATCAATACCGGCGTCTACTGGATGGACCCTGCGATCTTCGACGAGATCGACTTCTCCGCGACTATCCCGTGTTCATTGGAGCGCGACATATTCCCAGTTCTGGCCGAACACGGCGAACTGTGGGCAAAGAACTGTGTGGGTCCCTGGTGCGCGGTTGATACGCCTGCCGACGTGCTGAGGGTGTCGAGGGAGTTGGCGGGGCAATGAGGAACAGCACGCTGATAGTAACGGAGCAGGCGAAGCATATGGCGAATCAATCTGATACAGACATTCACGTTGCCGTATTCGAGCGGATAGACACGCACGAGGACCCAATCGGCGATCTGCGTGCGGTTCCAGATGATGTGACACTGATCGCCGTCACCGTTCGCAAGGGTGGGGCGTTCATACTCCAGGGTGATGACCTGCACTACTACGGCACGTGGGCGCGTTTCCTGCGGTTGCTTCACGCTGGTGGGTGGCGTGTGCGAACTGGGTCATACCGCGTGTTGCCGGACAACCTACTTGCTGTGGTCGAACGCGCAACTGAGGATACTGAGTTCGACCCGCCCGAGGAACTGGTCTCACGGCACGAGTCGCTGGGTACGGACGGGTCAACAACGGTCTACTGGGAAGATAGGGCGGATGGGCCTGACTCGCTGAACTGGGTCGATCTGCCGTTGCCGGAGAATGGGGCATGAGCGTACTCATAGACGACCGTGGCAACCTTACCGCTACCACGTTCCTGGAACTCATGATCTTCGGCGTGAGGGTAGGCGTCAATCCTATGCACATACTATGGGGCGCAGGACGCCGCCACCCGCGCATTCGGATGCCCCAGCGGGCAATTGAGCAGATGGAGACAAGAGGAGCCGTGCGGGTCAGCGCAAGGACGCTGGCCAAGGCGGCGGGCAAGATTGGACTGAGAAAGGGAAAAGGACGATGAAGGACAAGAGCAAGAAGGACCGCGACAAACGGCAGGCGGACTATGAGGTTCTGGCTCAGGCCATGAATTTGCGCGGGAACGAGACGAAGGAGTTGCTGGATCTGTTCGGCGCGGTCTCAAAGACCTGGCAGAATGCGATGGTGTGTTTGCCCTCTGGGGCTCCTGGGAGAGATGCGTGCGGTTCTCTATACGGAACCCTAGCCAACCTAGTGAAGGCAGTCTTACTTGGAACCGTATCCACATACAAGACCTGCGAGGAGCAATGCGCTGCTATCGACGCGGCGTTCAAGAAGGCGAAAGCTAGATTTGCCACCATGACCGATCCACCTCCACCCGCCCCGCAGGAGTTCGACTGCGAGTGCGTAGGAACATTTCGGGCGAACCGCACCATTCAGACTGCGGTGAGTCCTGTAACGGTATTGCAGGACGTGAAGGTCGCTCTCGCTTCCTGCCCGCACTGCCACGGCACGGGGCGGAAGGAAACGCAGGAAGAGTTCAACTGTGGGTGTGCGAGGACACGGGATAGGTTTATCGGGGGTGTTGACTACGACAAATGGGACTATCTGGGCAATGACCTATTCGCCTGGAAGAAGTGCTCCAAGTGTCTTGGCTGTGGGCGCGTCCTCGGGGAAGCCGAAAGGTTACGGGTTTCGGTATACCAGGAAGACGTGCGTTACCTGGATGAGAACGGCTGGGTGCGGGACTTCGCCCTGGAGAATGACAGGGACGCTCCCAATCAGTTCCATGTGTCGAAACAGCATTCGCACGGTGTCACAATCGACAGATACGATTCCACCCTGCATGGCGCGCGCGGCCAGGCCGAGCAGTACGACAAGGACCATAAAGCATCGCCCAAGGAAACACAGGAGGAAGCCGATCTGCGCTATCTGCGGGGGCATGGGTGGAAGGTTGAGCATCAATTGGGCGCGTGGTGGGCAGAATGCACCACACCCGACTATCTGGGGTTGCAGTATCGCGAGAGCACGCTAGAAAGACTGCGCAGGAAGGTTGAAAGTCTTATTGCCCCCCAGCCGTTCTCCAACCTAGACGCGGCGATGACCTGGTTTGGATCATTCCCCACTAGGCAGGAACACCGACGAGCAGATTTAGGTGTTCGCCTATATGTGCAGGTAGAATACCCTGGGCATAAGGACTGGGTGGATAGCGAATACCAGAGTACGTTCATCCTCGCCGCCAACACCCTCCACAACCTATTGGAGTCTATTCAGAATGGATGCATCCCATGACCACCACACGCGCACACTGCCCAACCTGCAACGCCTGGACGATGCACGACCAGGAACCGCGTGCCGACGGCAAGATGCTCCTAACATGCCATGTCTGCGGCACGGAGCATGTAATCGACCTGGGCAAAACGCACAATATCCAGGGCTGACACAAATACAGGAGCCGGAAAAGAGGAATTTCGGACTCCGGCGTAGTAACGGGAAAGTAATCATGCCAACACAAGGATACGGGACACCACTGGTCAGAAAGTCGGTTCGCGGGCACGCCATGATGCTCGCCGGTGTCAAGACGGCTTTCCAGGCCGCCGACTTTGCCCACAAGCGTGCGTATTGGTTCCAGTGGGATGACAAGGCCCACGCCGAAGGACACGCCGAATCCAACTGGATTCCCGACGGTTTCGCCCGCCTCTACATTATCGACGATCCCCGGTTCAACGACACCTTGAACTCTGAACTTGCCCGCACTCCTGAAGCCAAACTCGCCCGCGAAGTCGGAGCGCTGCGCGTATTCCGGGTGTCGCGATGGATCGTCTACCATTTCAAGCACACGTCGAACGCCACAGCCGCAAGGCCGAGGGTTCGCGCGCACTACGGAAACAGCGAGCAGGGGTTCAACGAGTCGTTGCCATCGGAGCAGCAGCGAGGCAACTTCTTGGTGGTGGAAGCATGAAGTTGAGGGTAGCGGCAATATGCCCGCGCCGACCGAAAAGGTACAAATCGAATATGGCATTTGCGGAATCCCCGCGCGCGACGGGACAATCGCGAAATCGACGATGCCTTGTTATTGGTCCGAACAGCTTAGGCGACGGCACGGGAGAGCCGTGTCACATAGGGAAGGGTAACGATTCGCATAAGGCGGATGTGAGCTAACGGACTAGCATGTCCACCCAGAACCATCGGGCGGAATGCCGGAAGCGCATCTGGGCAAGCGTGTGGCCGCCTTCCTATTCGTCGTGAACCGACTGATAAGGAATAGAACCTTTAGACCTTAAAAGACGGGTCCCTAAGCTGTAAAATTGCGCGCGAAACGCAACAACGCAACAACAACGCGAGCGTAGCAGGCGTGAGAAATTGAGTCGCGAAGCTCAAAAAAACGCCGCGAAAGTGTTTGCATTATGCGAACGGCCCAAAATGGCCTTCCGCAACGGATTTAGGCACGAAACGCAACAACGCAACGCAACCGCAACACGAATAGAAGTGTTTGCATATTTGTGGTCTCAAGAAGGCCAAGGAGGAATTCGCTCGCGCCCCCGCGAACGGGTAATCGTACCAGGTTCGACAATTAGGCACTAGGACAAGCAACGGTCACGGCACTTGCGGATGGGTGGAACTCTACAGCCACCCCTCAAACGGAACAGAGTTTTCAAGCTGTCACTTCCGTCCGCAAGCGGGGTGGCCGTTGCCGCAGGAGAGGCAAGGGAGTAGAGACCCTTGCCTCTCCGTCCTTTTGAATCGTCTAGCCGTGACAGAGGTAGATGGTAAGTGCCTAAAGAGAATGTCGATAACGAGGAGCTTGTAGAAGCTCCAACCCTTGCCCAGCGTAAGACAATGGGCAAGAAGATGTTTGCTTACGCCCCCACGAACGACCCGGCGGACTGGAAACTGCCGCTAGGTCCGCCTGGCTCCACCACTCCCACCACCAAGTACATTGGCATGGCGGCGGCTGCGTGCTTCCGTAACTTCCGAGGCAAGACCGCCGACGTTCCTGCTGATGCCAAGCCCGCGATCAAACGGAAGATACGCGCGGCGTACAAATCCCTAGACATTCCAAAAGCCGACTGGCCGGACTATATCCGGGAGTCGGCTAACATGTTGTCCGAAGCTGTTCTTGGTGGCAGGTCGTTCTCGGAATACCAGGACGACCTCAAGGACGCTTTGGAGGACGAAGGCGTATTCTCACGCGATAGCGATAACGGCTTCTACGTGCAGGATACGTGGGACGATCATGTAGTGGTCAGCGCGTATGGCGATAAGCATGGCTACTTCGTGGTACCCTATACCGAGGAGGATGGCGAGTTCGCCTTCGGAGATCCCGTGGAGGTGGAACGCAAAGATCGGTATGTCCCGGTCGCCAAGGAGTCCGAGCCGGATAAGCCGGTTTGGACTTCGATAGAGTCCAAGGAGCCGGACAGACTGCTACTGGAGTCTACTCCGTTGGGCACGATCAGTGAGTCGAAGCCACTTGTTGAGTCCGCGATGGTGATTCTTGAGGTCAAGGGCAAGCAAGACAATGGCTCGCTCAAGATCGAGGGTGTGAGCGGCAGATTCGACGACGATTATATCAACGCCAATGGAAGGTTCTATGAACGCAAGTTGGCTCCACCCAATCTGGTACGCCTGAATGCTAAGGCAGCCAACCACGAACTGACAGGTTTAGCCGATCACCCTTCGGACGGCACAGGTAGCATTACCGACCGAGCGTTGGTATACGAGCCAATCAACGATAACAAGGACGCGGTATGGCTTGACGAACATGGATTTCTGCACTTCACCGGCTATATTATGCCCACTATGGTAGGCAAGGATCTTATAGTGCAGGCAGAGCACGGAGTGGCGATACCGTTCTCTTGGCGCGGTGTTGGTCGGGAAGAGGTTGTAGAGAAGAACGGCAAAAAGGCCCTGCGCGTATGCGAGGGCTATGAGTTGATCACTTGGGACGCGGTAAACGAAGCGTCCTGCGAAGGCACAGGAGCACAGATTAAGGAGAGTACAGAAATGGCTAAACCAGAGGAAACAAAGCAGGACTCTGAGACCGTGACCACGGAGGAAGTCAAAACCAAATCACCGCCCGCTATCACCATGACCAAAGATGACATAAAGGCAATGGTGACTGAAGCGGCAAAAGAAGCCGCTGCGGAGACGGCCAAACTGCACGAGGAAAAGGACTGGGAAACCAATCGGCCTTCTCTTCTCAAGGAACAGGCGAAGAAGATTGTAGAAGCCGAACCGAAGCTCAAGTTGTTCGAGGCCGGGATCTACAAGATGCTCGAAATGGGCGTCAAGACCCGCGATGACCTGGAGGGCAAGGTTGCAGAGGCGACTGCGGTCTTCGGGGCGCAGGTCACAACCACCAAGGATAACAGCATCGGCCACGTCGGCATAATGACCGACCGGCGAGAGATGGCAACGCAGGGAATGCTTCTGCCGGAAGGCGTATGCACCGGCCAGTACAGGGACATCGAGAGGCCCGACACCGTAATGGAGGTCATCGACCTCCTCAGCGAAGGGCTTACCGATAGGCCATTGCCGCGTAGCGTCGTGGAAATGATCCATTCGGGGCGGGTGGTGGAGGATGACGCCCAGAACCTGATGGACAACAAGGAGTACCAGTTCCGACGCCTCATGGAGAACTACAGGAACTCGCGCGCGGGACGCGGGTATCTGTATGCCATGACGAAGACCGGCTTCCAGCAACACAGGGCACTGCTGGAACTCACCCAGACATCCGACATAGCGGCAGGCGCTCCGTTCTTCCTGCCGATTGTCCGCGACATCTACCCGCGTATCATAGATGCGGGACTGTGGGGAACACAGGTAATCGACCGGCCCACGTCGCGGCTGACCTACCTGCACTACAAGACAGACCCTGGCGAAGAGAACCTGAACTCTGCGGCCAGCGGTCAGTTCGACACTGAGGAATCGGAGCAGCCGCCCGAGATCAAGGCCGTGATCGATTCCGAAGATGTCACCGTCGAGAAGAAGGGCGTGTCCTACGAATACAAGGTTGAAGCGCAGCAGGACATGGCTGCATACTACAACCTGGACCTTCAGTCCGATCTGCTTGGCGTGGGTCGCGACCGACTGGGGTTCGAGTGGTTCTGGAGCAATATCGCCGCACTGATCGCAGCCCAGACCGGAGGCAACGCGAACTTCGGGACCGAGTATCCCGCTGGATACTCTCAGGACGAATGGGACAACGTGTTCCCGCGCGCAATCATCAAGCACGCTGGCGACATGGCATCCGATCCCGGCTGCGTGGCAAGGCCCAACATCGTACTGCTTGGATCTGACCAGACCTTCCGACTGATCACGAACAATGCGCAGAGTGGGTTTACCGTCGATGACGGCGGACTCAATCCCGCGTATCAGTTCGGAGTCCGACAGATCGGCAACTTCAAGGGCATCTTCAAGGCCTATGAGGTTGACAGATGGCCGCAGTACATGGCCAACGTGCTCCTGCTCGGTTACAGTGGCAATAACTGGATGGACCAGGGCGCGGTATTCGCCATGTACATCCCGCTGTACACCGGACCGATCATCGAGGACGCTACCGGAACCAGGGTGCAGGCGATGTTCTCGCGCAACGCCTTCAAGGTGCTGCGTCCGAAGAGCTACGGCAAGTTCACAGTCCTGACCGGCGAGACCGGAACGGCACTGGGATAAGATAGCACTCCCGCGCAACACCGCAGTGGAAGAGGGGTCGCTATAGTCGCTGTGGCGGCCCCTCTTCCGACCAAACAAAGGACACGATAGATGATAGATGCCGACACAATGGTTCCTGTCGAGAATCACCAAAGATTCCCCGAGTCATGGGGCGGGATTACTATCCCTGCTCACAGCACTCGGAAGATCCCGTACCGCATAGCCAAGACACTGCTTGGCGATCCACATTACCGCGTCAACCTTGACGGAATAGCTGGTGTCTCGCCAGTCACAAGCGAAGGTGGGGTACACCTCACATTCCAAGGCCCAATCGACCTAAAAGACGGTTACGGGTCATGCACGCCACACATGGCCTTGGCTCTTGACCGAGCCGGTTTCTATGTACGGCTAGGAAACACCGGACACCTTAGAACACAAGACATTCACCCGCGTGTCATGGAGTTGTTGTCACGTGACATAGACGACGATCCGGCGCTTCACTTGATCATGACCTGGCCACGCGCCATTAATCACGGTAGGGGGCAGATCAAGTATGGTTACACGATGTTTGAGACCGACAGAATACCTACCAAATGGGCGACGGGCGCATGTAATCGACTACGAGCCCTATTCGTTCCATGCCAGAGCAACAAAGACGCATTTGTAAGGAGCGGTGTCACCATTCCGGTCTATTCTGTACCTCTTGGTATAGACGGTACGGAATGGCCGCTATACGACCGCTCTAACGACCGAGAGGGAAGGCCGTTTACCTTCGCGTGTTTCGGAACCGTGACTGGCCGCAAGAATCCGCAAGCCGCCATCAGGGCGTTTAGGAACGCATTCCCGACTGAACGGGATGTCAGGTTCATATTCAAGACGCGCAATGGAGCGTTGGGCCATAACGGAATGCCTGCGCTGAACGTGATCGCCAATGATGGTCGGTTCCGCATCATAGACAAAGAATACACCCGTGACGAGATTTTGTCGCTACTGCATAATGAGATTGACTGTTTCGTGTTCCCGTCCAAAGGCGAGGGGTTCGGTCTTCCGCCCTGTCAGGCGATGGCTACTGGGCTACCAGTTATCGTTGCGGCTAACTCCGGTATGTTGGAATACTGTGACGACCAATACAACTATAGCGTGAAGAACTGCCCTATGGTTGCTGCTGATGAGTACCCGGACGACTGGGGGTTTGTCGGTAACTGGTGGAACCCGGACGTAGACGAACTTACACACCTGATGCGGCATGTGTACGATAACCGAGACGAAGCATACCGCAAGGGTATGGCTAGTGCGAAATGGATACGCGCTAGGTTCTCATGGGATAATACAGCATTGGGAATTATCAATGGGATCGCCGCAGACTATCCGCAGATACGCGATATGCTACATACCGCGCGCGCGAATCCGATACAGAACGACGTGCCCATACCAATAACCACCAGACCGCATGACATGTTTATCAATGTCCTCATAGCCGCCAACAAAAACGGAGCCAGAACTGCGATGTCTATCAGTATGGCGGATCGTATGCTCAAGGCGACCGGGATCGGCGCTAGGTTCTGGTTGCTGGACAACGGTAGCCCAAAGAACTCCTTAGTCCAGGAACTGTTCTCTGAATTGAATGCCCACGATCCAGAACGGTTCGTGGCTATTCGTAGCAACGCCATATTGAGCCAGGGCGCATCGATGAGCATGTTGCTAAAGGCATGGAAGAATGTGCCTAGAGAGTCCGAACATGAGTGCGGGCTTGCACTTGGAAGTGAAGTCGTCATGCAAGACGTCGAAGGATTTGGTCGGATGTGCGATACGCTGTGGAAACAAGATGTGATGGCGGTTGGACCGGAAGGTTGGCATATACAACCGAACCACCCGGAACATAGTTGCCGTATAGCTGACGACTATTCTGTGTTTGGAGTCGATGTAGATACACTAAGCGGCTATTGCCAACTTTTCAGGATGGAGATTATCGAGAAGTGTGGTATGCCGAGAACCGATCTCCTGGCGGCTGCGGACATGGAGTACATACTACGCGCTAAGCTCCAGGGGTATCGCGTTCTTCATGTTGGACACGCTGGCATGACATGTCCAGATATGTCGCCATCGATGCGTAAGAAGATCGAAGCAAACATAGCAACGGTCATAAACGATGAAAATACTGCTACTCAATCCGCCTAATTGGACGAACTGCCAACATCACTTCACGTTCAACCCGAATCTGGGGTTGCCGTATATTGCCGGTATGCTCAAGCGCGCCGGGCAGGACGTTTTGACAGTTGACGCGGAGTTCCTAAAGTGGACACAGAGCCAATTGCGTGAGTTACTCGTATCGGACACATGCCGCGACCTAACAACCGTTGGTGTACACGCATGTTCGTTCAGTTATGCAGGGGTACTGGAATCGGTAGCGTCCATAAAGGCGGTTCGGCCAGACGTTTTTGTGTCTGTCGGCGGTCCACATGCGACGGCTGTTCCGCTTGAGGTATTGGCGGAAACCGGCGCTGACCAGATCGTAGTCGGTGAGTGTGAAGGGAACGTCGTTGATCTCTTGGCGGGTAGCCGACCAGTAGGTATTCAGCGGGGTGTGCCGTTGCCGACGCTAGACGATCTGCCACGGCCTGACTGGGAGGGTTATCGTCCACATTTGACCGAGTACCATGACCATCCCGGCAACCTGGCACAACCAGAAAGCGTGGTAATGTGGGATCGTGGGTGCCCACACAAATGCGTATTTTGTAATCATCCGGTATTCGGAGGGCAGAAAACGAGAAGGCGGTCGCCAGAGCATATCCTTGATGAGTTGCAGTGGCTATACCATGAATACGGTATACGCGGCCTGTTTGTCTATTCCGATGAGTTGATTGGCATGGATCGTGGTCAGAACGCATGGCTACAGGAGATCAGCGAGGGCATGATACGCCTTGGCTTAGATTACAAGTGGCGGTGCCAAGGTCGGTGCGCCCCACATCTGATCGAACCAGAAACCCTTCGTGTGATGAAACGGGCCGGGTGTGGCACTGTTATGTGGGGTGGCGAATCTGGTAGTCAGCGCGTCCTGGACGAGAACTGCAAAGGGATTCGGGTTGACGGGATAGAGCGGGTTATGCAGATGACCGCCGATGCCGGTATCCGTAACTTCGGATTCTTCATGGTCGGCAATCTGGGAGAGCATACCGAGGATTTGGAGCAGACACACAGACTCGTCTGCAATCTCAAGCGCAAGAACCTGCTTCACGACCTGCAAGTATCGATCACTACTCCGGCCAAGGGGTCTCGACTATGGACTATGTGTGAAGAGAACGGATGGTTGCGGGCAGATTCGGACGCTCCTGGTGGCAGGCCGATGTATGACGTGCGTTGGGATCACCCATATCTAAGCGCGGATGAGATTCATCATTGGAGGGATAAGATAGCGTGCGCGAACTAACCGGTGGTCGGCATGTGGCCGCAAACCTAACGATGCAGTGCAATCGCGCCTGCGATTATTGTTGGTTGCGCGAGATCGGCGCGCCGTGCGATCTGGGGGTGCTTCCTGCGAGCGCATGGCTGGAGTTCTTTGAGCGTTCGGGGCAGCCATTGCGTCTGGATCTGGTTGGCGGGGAGCCGCTACTATATCCCGAATTGGAAAAGTTGCTCACAGGCATTCAAGGGCTTGGTCACTCATGGGTGATGACAACCAATCTCTGTGCTGATCCGTCGGCATTGTTTGAGGTAGAACCACGTGACAAAACGGTCATTGTGTCATTACATCTTGACAAAGATGTGCCGACACAGATCGAGCGCGCCGAGGCGTTGCGGCAATATGGGTACTGCGTAATCTTCAGTATTGTGACCGGAGTAGACAACCACGAGACACACGTTCCAATGGTAGAGGCGTTAGGGTTCAGGGTTGACTCTACCCCGTACTGTGCTCCGCAGGAATCGTATTGTGAATCAGGCCCCGGCTGGTTGTGTAATGCCGGTAGCGGCTCAGTCTTTGTGGTGTCTAACGGCGATGTATATGCTTGTTGGACACACTATAAAGCGTCGTTCAGAGACGGAGCAAAACCACTGGATAATATAGCGGATGGTTTTGAGTGGGTAGAAGAAGCGTATGAGTGTAACCTCCAATGCGAGACTCCTCAACGCATGGGGTTATGTGGCGTTTGTGTGTACGGAAGGGCGGAATAGTGCGGGTTGTGCTTGTTACTCAATATGATTGTGACATCGTAGAGTGCGGCGGCGCGGAAACGTACTTACGCAATCTTGCTACCGGTCTTAGGAAACGTGGGCATGAGGTTACGTTCGCGACCTCCAATGCGGCTGTGTCCGAACTGATCTCGGACGGAGGAGGCGACATCTTCCATTTTCATACCGCGATGGCATACCCGGACGTATCGGAGCAGTCGGTAATGCTGGTCAAGACTTTGGCGATCCCGTATTGCTTCACGCTACACGATTACTGGCCAATATGTGTTAACCGCATGATGGTCATGCCAAAACAGGGAAACAATCCGCATATCTGTGGTGATACGCTTTGCGAGTCGTGCAACAATCAATGTGGATTCTATATTCCTAACCCATACTGGTTTCAGTTGTTGCGGTTTGCGCCGTGTATTTGCCAGACCCAATCCTCACAGGATATGTTCAGTAGGCATGGTTTGATGAACACGCATCTGATCACGAATGCGATTGACGCTGAGGCATTTGCGCCCGGCGAGTTCGACGCTGATAACAAGCGGGTGTTGTTCATATCTGCACACGGACAGATGCCGTGGAAGGGCTGGAACCAGTGGGAACGTATCAAGCCATTGATTCCTGAAGCGGAGATTGTAGAGGTGATTGGTGGTGTGCCGTATGCCGATATGCCGGAAGTGTACCGTAATGCAGCGGTCTTCGTATTCTGCTCCATGTACCACGAAACTACTGGCATGGCGGCGCTAGAGTCGATGGCTTGCGGTACGCCCATAGTCGCCAATGCTGTTGGCGGCCTTCGGAACAATGTGATTGACGGTGAAACCGGATTCCTGGTGGATCGCAACGATGCTCAATCCGCTGCAAATCGCGTGAATGAGTTGCTCAGCAATCCCGAGAAGCGTCGCCAGATGGGTCTCAATGCGCGTCAGCACATCCTAGATAACTTCAAGATCGATGTGATGGTTGATCGACAGATCGAGTTCTACGAAAGAACGATTCGTGGCGAGACGGTATATGGCCAAAAGGTGTCAGCATGAGCATATCGACCGCAACCATGATCAGCTACATGCGCGCGATGGGTGTCGCGGTGGCCGATGTGTCGGATACCGATGCCCTGATTATCTGCAATCACGTCATTGGCAAATATACAGCAGCTAAACCGATCCATGTAGTTGTCGAGAACTTCTTGACGACTGTCGAGGATCAGCCGTGGTATGATGTGCCCGACGGTACAATTGGCGTGGATCACGTATACTGGCTGAAGGGCGATAAGGATAGTTGGCCTTCGATACTTTCCGATCTACAGGGAATATATGGCGACTGGCCTGCTAATGTGTCGTCCTACGAAGGTGCGACAGAACTTGACTTCTTGAGTCCCGAGCAGATGGTTCGGTGGAACGCGCTATCCGAACACTGGATCAAGCAGCACGGCGGAACGTGGCGTGTGGAGAACACCGGCACGGCAGGCGCTATGCAGGTATGGTTGTCGCCGATACCAAGTTCTAGTGGCGATGTGATTCCAGGCACGATCTGGCGAGCCAGGCCGGTCGCATTGATAGACAGTTCCTTGCAATCTAAGTTTGACGAAGTGGCGTTGGCCTACGCGAAGAAACGCAAGTTCGAGGATTCTATAACCGCCGGAAAGGTGCGACTTGGCGACTACTCAAAGGAATCGTCTACGGGTGGAATGTCTAGCATTCTCAGCGACTCCAATACGGTGATAAGCGACTTCAACATGTGGCTTGCGCCTGACCTGATCGGGGACGTGGGATGAGCACGCTGATCGACAACCTGCCGCATACGGTAACGGTTATGGCGGGAGATCGTGCAGGTACTAACGCCGAGAAATACACGTCGGCGGGCACAATGTCAGTATTCATTCAGCCGTTACGGGCTTCGGCAGATGCAGCCGTTATGGGGCTGTGGCCTGAGTCAACTCATAAGATGTACGCGCAGACCACGGATCTAGCGTTGACAGGGCTTGGAGTGCGGTATGTTATGGGTAGTAGAACATTCCAGCAGATTGCTCCAACTGACCAATGGGATGATGGCGCATTGGCTGACATGGAACACCTAAAGATTGTACTAGCGGAGATCGTGCATTGAGCGGCTCATTCCCGACATACGAAGACACGATTTACGACGCTATCGCGCCGATCCTGCAAAGGGTATGCGGTGTGACGTTGGTATTCGACGGCCCGCCACAATACGAAGTTCCTGAAGCGTCGTATCCGTTCGCGGTGATGGAGTTTGTCGAAACCGACTTCTCCATGTTCAGCCGCCGGTCGGTTCCAAAGGCAGGGCGTGAGCAGGAGCAGATATACTCCTTGCGGCTCTGGTGCATTCGGAAGGTTGTGGAGGAAGAGGACCTGTGGAAAAACATCCGTCAGCGCGGAGCGGCGGTCAAGGTTGCGCTTGAAGCCGATCATACGCTTGGCGGATTGGTGACGTTTACCGAGGTCGTGAAGTATGCGACCGACAACGAAGTGACTGAACGAATGCTGAATCCGCCGTCCGATACATGTGGCGTGCGGGTAGACGTACAGGTTACATGTATGGTGAGTAGTTACTAGGAGGCGACATGAGCAAAGGCATTGTAGGCGCAGAGGTAGAGCATACTCTGCTGGATGGTTCGGCCTGCTCAGAACTGACTATCGACGGACGGGATATTGGGCGTGTTCTTCTGAGCGCGTCAGTACATATCGGCGTGGTGGATGCTAGAGACGGAGCATTGGAAACATGGACGATCACCGCTGAGTGCAAGGCGGAGACGGGATGGGGACTTCCGCGCTATTCGGAGATCCGCGAGAAGTACGTTTCCAAGCAACTAGTGCCTGTGTCATTTGCGACAGGGTTTGGCGACTATAAGGGTTCGGCACGGATAATCGGATACGTTCACACCATCGAACATTCCGCACAACGTATCACCATCACCCTTTCAGGCGTCGGTCCTATAACTCCGCCGGATCCATTGTAACTCTAACAACTATTAGGCCGTGACGGGAAGGCAGTAAGATGGCAGGAGCAACTGGAACACGAAAACTTATTCTCGATGTGACGGTGTACACTATCGGTGGAACAAGTTTCTTGGGCCACATGGTATCCGCTGAACTAAAGATCGACACCGCCACCATTGAGAACCGAGCAGCAATGGATACTGACGCCTATCCAAGGGCGACGGTGCAGTCATGGTCATTTACTGGCGAACTGGTTGCGGATACAACTGGTGTTACATACCCGACAAACCTGCAAACGCCAGTCTTCAACCGCACCCCCGTCCAGCTTGTATGGACAACTGGCGCGGGGACATATACCGGCAATGGCATTATGACTTCATTTGGTCATCGTGCGCAGGATGGCCAGACAATGAACGTAGAGATCACGGGCCAGGGGCCTATCGTTATTACATAATGGCGTTCAGATGGACCGGAGGTGGTAAGCCGTCGGCCCAGATGTTCTCTCGCAAGGTTCGCGCTTTGAACTCTGAAGTGCGTAAAGAGTTGGAGGGCATTGGGCGTGAGATGTCCGATAAGGCCGTAGAGTTGTCCAGTGGCACATTGAAACTGGCAACTATGCGCCGAATGGGGCATCCTTACTCACGTCGGCGACCACAGATTACCGGTATGGCCGCCGGGATTATCAATGTGCAACGTGGCAGGTTCCGAGGTAGTTGGCGGTTCAGGATCGCGCGGGCAGGCGACAAGATGCATCTTGTCCTATATAACGCCTCACCGGAAGCGCGATTCCTGCCGCCCAACGTGAAGTATCAAGGACGGTCGCGAATGGTTGTCAGGCCGATCTATCGTAGAGTATTGAACGAAACACGCGCGGAACGTAATCGCGCGATCAAACGAGCAATCAGAAAGGGCATGAAGACATGAGTGAGAATAACGCTGGAACTGTAAGACAGAGAATCTTGGCATATAAGTATGTTCCAATGGAACAGAAAGCGATGCTCTGCGGTGAAGAAGTGTTGGTACGCGAGATCGTTGATTCTGCTCTATGGTCGGCGGTGCAGGATCTACCGTGGGCGAAAACACCTGTTCCGATGCTAGGCGGTGGGATGGAGAAAGTAACCATACCACAAGCACAGAATATGTGGGCACTCATGCATGGTGTAGTGATGGAAGATGGAGAGCCGTTGTCGATCCAGGAAGCCCACTACATCATAAAGATTGGAGACCCGAAGGGCGCAGCCCGTATCGGATCGTTGCTCACCGAGATGCTACTTGGGACCAACGAGGAGCTTGACGCCGAAAAAAAAGATGGCGAGAACGGCGAGCCGGATACTGGCCACTCATCGTCCGAGTCTGCCGAATCGCCCTCCACTGCCATCCAGCCGAACTCACCGTCCGAGGGCTAACTATACGCGATCTGGTTCCGCTGATCATAGACATGCAGTTAGAATCGGAAGAGATCGAGGAAGCTACACGCCGCAGTAGAGGATAGCCGTTCCGCATGGCTGACGACGTATATCGCGCTAGAATAGAACTTGAGGATGCCGCTTCTCGTGAGGCGGCTAAACTCGATCTAGCCATCAAGAAGTTGACAGCGGACTATGACGCGTTGGCACGCGCGTCAGCCCGTGCGGAACACCGAGCTAATCGCGGAGCTATAGTGTCGGGCGCGATAGCGATCTCAAACAAGCACCAGAAGGCCGTCATTCAACAGATCGCCTTGACTGAACGCATGAATAAGGCGGTACAGTCGCAAGCGCAAGCTGAACGCATGGCGGCGCAAAAGGTTAGGTATGCCTGGGGTGTACGCGGCCAAGCGGTAGATGACTACCTGAAGAAGGTAGGGTTGGTCAACAAACGTGCTGGGACCTATCTTCAGCGTCAGCCGGGATATTCTACTTCTATAAATGCGAGAGGTGGTGTAACACATCGGGGGCCAGGAGGACAGTTTGCTTCTGCCGATGACGCCTTTGCGGCAGCAACTATCCCGGGGTATCGCTCCATCGGCCAACGGTTTGCCGCTATGGGGGCTGGAGCGCAGCGAGGAATTGGTAATCTTGCCAAGAGTTATGCTTCCTTGCGTGCCTCACTGAAGAACCCACCCGCACCACCAGCGTTTGTTGGTGGTATGCGTAATATCGATAGCTTGGGAAAGAGGGCAGCCGTCAGCATCTTCAACCTGAACAGCAATCTTGGCCGCATGAAAGACCGGGTGATGAATGCCATCCCCGGTCTGAACCACCTGAACGAAGCTATTGGCGTTATTGCGCGTTCCGTGGTGCGTATAGCGTTCTGGGGCGGTATCATGCTAGGCACTACCGCCCTCACCCTCTCGGCGCGTGCCGCTGTAAACGCCTCGGTTGCATACGAATCCGCCTCTAAGTCCTTTGAGTCCATGCTCGGGTCTGCTGAGAATGCCAAGGGCATGATGGGGTGGACGGAGGAGTTCGCGAAGACCACTCCGTTCCAGTGGCCGCAGGTTGTGGAGGGCGCGCGGTTACAGTCCGCGTTCGGGCTAGACCCGAAGCGCTGGATGTCGGTTGCGGGCGATATATCATCTGCTATGGGCCAGGGCGAAGAAGGAATGCGGATGGTGTCCGAAGCTCTGGGACGTATCAAAGCGGGACAATACGGAGAGGCGTTCGAGCAGTTGCGTCGGTTCGGTATAGGGCAGGAACGGCTCCGAAGCGTTGGTCTGAAGTTCGACAAGGGCGGTTCACCAATTGGCAAGCCAGCCGATGTGCTTGCCGCTGTCGAGGCCATCGCCAAGTTGCCACCGTATGTAGGTCAGATGGCGGTCCAGATGTCCACCACGGCAGGCATGTGGTCGAATATCAAGGACCAGGTGTGGGCGATCTCGCTTGCGATTGGGCAACGGATGACGCCTGGGATCAAGAAGGGACTCGACAGGTTGAAGCTGGGGCTGGAGAACTTCACAAAATCAGCCGCATTTGATAAGTTGCTCAAGTGGGTAGACAACCTATTTTCAGATAAAAGCATTGCGGCAATGCAACGCAGGTTGATCAAACTGATCGCCTGGTCATGGGCCGCTGGTGCAGAGATAGTTGATGCGTTCCAGGTTGCCAAGGATTTCTTCAAAACCGGAATCATAACTGACACCGAGGCGCGCAAGTTCATATCTAAAATACTAACCTTTACCTCCATTGCACTTGGATTGGCAGCGGCTTGGCATCTAGTAGAAGCATCGTTATGGGCCGTACAGATAGCAGCCACAGCCGGATTCGACGCCGTAGCGTGGATTGGTATGCTAAAGGCAACCGCTATGGCGGCGGCGTTAGGCGTAGGGACATATTTCAGTGTCAAGGCGGCAAGAACACTCGGATTGCCGACAGGAACAGCAGAAGGGTCAAATAAGAATCCTCACCAATCATTTGCTGAACGCTATGCTGCTGGCATAGAGTATGGGGAAAGTCTGCTTGGTGGTACAAAGGGAGGAAAGACATTTGCTCAGCGGTTTGGGATACCAGAAGGAGGCATGAAAAACCTGTTCGGCAACACCATGCCCGCCTTGACCGGAGCCGTAAACGAGAACACGGCGGCGCAACTATCAACTGCGGATCGTCTGGAGGGTATCGTCCAGAAGATCATCGGTGGTGGGCCTCTCGCGGCAATGGGTATCGCTCCGGTAGAAGTCGCGCGTATGCGTGGATATACCGATCCAACAGGACCGAGTGGGGCAAGAGGAAATAGTATCACGATCACCCTACCGCCAGGCGCGGATCAGCGTCTATCGGCGTTTGTTCTCGATATTGCCAAGCAGGCAATCGAGCAATACATATCTGGCGCGAAGTCCTACAGTACGGCGAGGTCGGAGGGCTAATGGCGCGTCAGCCGATCACAATCAAAGCCGATGTATTTGTCAACGACGTGTATCGCCCCGGATTCACGTTGAGTTCGTATATCAAGGACGACCGCAACGATTCGGTCTATGATGAGGTATTCTGGGACCCGCGTATGGGCACGGTATTCCTCAAGCCGGTTCAGTTGCGGCCTGAATGGTCAACTACTGGTACTGGTGACTATGCGAGAATTCGCAAGGCGAGCATGACCTGCTCAGACGCCGGGTTCACGCATTGGGAGGAAGTGACGCGCCGGTTCTCTTCCGACTACTTCATGGCGGGCAAGAACCCTACAGATACCGATGGAGAAGTTATCACGTTTACCGACTCACTGGCCGCCAATCGCGGTATGTTCTTAGAGTTCTTTGTTTACGGTGCGGCGGGCCATAACTATGAGATTACGCGAATCACCTTCGGGGCTGGTTCGCCGGTCAAGTATGACTTCCGCATGTGGACTGACTCCTACTACGAGCTATACAAGTCCGGCGTGCTTGAGGGCTGGGGCTACATGAACCCCGATCACCGAATAGCTACCGGCGTACTCCAGCGGCTTATGATTATGCCGTTACGCCGCAACCAGATCCTGTTTTGGGCCGGTGAGTGCGGGAGTTATCTGTATGAAGACGAGGATCTGGATTATGCCAACACCGACAATGTAATCACAGCCGCGTCCAATCCCACAATCCAGTTCCCGACCGGTAAGGCGTTATTCGCCCTGTCATATCTTACATTCCCCGCCGAAGGAACAATACGCGGGCCAGTATCCCTATTGCCATACACGCCAACAGCGGCGGCTTCCTACACAAGTATGTGGGAGAAGGACCTGGAGACCGGAACTGCGGTATCATTGGTGTGGAAATACGCCACTGACCCCGATTTGCCTGATCCTAGTACAGACGCACAATACACCTGCGATGGTGCTAAGGACAACGCCTATTACTACATTGTGATGGCGAGTTCCAACAAGACGCATTCACCCACTGTCTATCGCGTCGCCATGATTGTGACCGAGGAGATCCGTAGTCCTTATACCGGAACGGATGATCTTACGCCATTAGTTACCAAGGCGACATTGCGAGTAGGAGAGCCGGGGCAGACCATGCTTGACATGGAACTAAAGGACCCGGAAGATATTGACGGCATTGATCGTATAACTAATGTCCAGGTGTCGCTTGAGGAGGGCGACGATCAGTGGTTTGCCGGGTTCACGCAATCGCCAACATTCGAGCCGGGACCGGGCGGCGCGGATCGGCTCCGTGTTGGTTGCATGGACTGGTGGAAACAAGTAATGAACACGCGGCTAACATCGGAGCAAGCATTCGATGGGCAACTACACCATGAGGTCATAGAGCTACTGGCTGGCAAATGTGGGTTTGGCGGATTTGTCGATATAGACGATGATGTTGTGAACCTTCCGTACGCCAACCGCGATGACGAGTTCGCATTCCAGCCGGAAAATGGTGAACCGATAGCTGAGTTCATGCAGCGGATACGTGACGAGTTCTCGCAATGGGACTTGGATACTAAGCCCACTCAGTATTGGAGCGGTTCGGTACAGTCTAACTATCATTACGCGCTATGCTACAAAAACCCGTCTACGGCGTATACTATCAGCAAAGCGACTTTCGACCCCACGGCATCTGGTAGTGGCACCACTGGCTGTGTCAACAAGATTACACGTGAACACATAGCCCCTGAAGCTAATGAGGTCTGGGTTATTGGGTTCGACTCCCAGGAACGGCCCATAGTCTCGTACTATGTAGATTACGACAGCCAGGACTCTACGATTGCTCCTGCCGCAAGACCTACTAACTGGACGGGAGAGCGTTGGCCCGTGATTTATATCCATCCCGGCCTACGCACACTTACCGATGTTCAGTTTGTCTGTTCAATGCTTGCGCTTAGAACTACTCTGGCTCGTGAGCGCGTTGAATTTGAGGCGCAGTGGGTACCAGAGGCCACACGTAACGATTGGGTATTTGTTGTTGGCGACGGGTTCGGGTACTATCAGGTAGAGTCATTCGAGGTTGAATTCGCCATTGAGTCGGAGAACTCAGCGGTCGCATTCAACGGGCTACACAGACCGGCTAGATATTCAGCCATAAGGTTTTTAGACCCAGATCCTGACTCGTGGTGGAATGGTGTGTATGATCCGCGATAGGAGGAGCAATGGCGCGGCGTAATGCTTTACAGCAACTATTGAGCGATATGGCATCCGGTGCTGCCAACGGCAAGATTCGCATTGTCGGCGGAACCAACATGTCGCACGGCGAACGCCAGATTATGATTGGGAAAGCCGCCAAACCCGCGCGCGCGGTGTCACATCTAACATCTATTCGTGACGGCAAGATGATGAAGAACCACGTTCCAGGTGTTACCGATCCTAACGATCCACGTGTTCATGTAGGTAGGATGGATCGTGGTGATGCAGATGGTATCAAAAACCCAGTCAAGCCGCCCGAGAAGCCGAAAGGCAAGAAGATAAGCACATAGGCCAAGTTGCGGTTTTCGTCCTTTACCGCAATCGAGGTCGTGCAAGGCGGGTAGCCCCCAGAGTCAGTCACGGCCTCTGGGGGTCCCGCCGGAATACATACTATGGCCGGTTGGGAACTACAATCCAGCGAGATTATACAATGACGACGGTTCGACTCAGAGGGTATGGTATCGGTAACTTCCTGAATGCGAGTATGGCGTTCAGGGTGTTCCGTATCTCTAATCCCAAAGAGTCTCTGCGCATCGAGGTCTCATGGGTTGCGGGTGGTGCGATCTATCAGCACAATCCCTATGTTGACGAAACGATCCTGTATGCGCGTAACGACGAACCGACTCCAGAAACGATGCTCTGGTCGAATCAACCAGATTACGATACACGGCCTCTGTTCGCTCTCCTGGGCATCACTCCTACGGATGCGCGCGCGGTATACGTTGTGGCGCACAGCGAGGCGCGTGCGGTCATAGCACGTCTTTCTGCCTTGGGCGTCAAGGACGGCGATCCTTTGATTGCAATCCAGTTACATGGCGCATGGCAAACGAAACGATGGGGTGGAATGACCATCCTGATCGAGCGATTGGCCGCCGAGGGATTCCAAGTCGTCGTTCTAGGCACTGGCAGGACTATTGCAGGCGATCTGGTTGAATGCGAGATTGGTGGCCCCGGAATTCACGATCTGGTCGGCCAGACGACACTCCGAGAAGCGAACGCGATAATCGGGATGTCCTCGGGGTTTGTCGGATTCGATTCTGCACTCGGATGGGCGGCGTTGGCTATGGGTGTTCCGGCAGTTAGTCTATGGGCGACCTACGCGCCTGGCCCGATGATAGGGTGGACCGCGATGGAGAACTATGCGACTCTCGGCGGCTGTCATCCTCCATTGTGCGAGGCGGAAACAGGAACATCGTGCCGCACGCATGGCGGCGGTGAATGGTGTCCTTGCCGACCGAGACCGGGAATCGAGGGAACATGCGAACGAAGGGATGCACGACCCGGAGCAAATTGCCTGGAGGAAATAACGGTCGATGAGATAATGGGGCGCATCTTGTCTATGTCACCGCCTAATTCCCAATCATACCGAGACCGGTGGAATCGTTTGGCGCAATGGAATACCTGCGCCGGATGGATCGCGCAGGAGGCATGGTAATGACTCCCGGATGGAACCTCGTCAACCAGGAGATCATCGACGAACGGACGTTATCTATTTCCGAGCACACGATCCTACGCGAGACCACAGGATCGAACAATACGGAATCTGAGTTCCGGCAGGTTGTGGCCTGGGATAGTGCGTTTGGAGTATCATCGACTCCATATTGGGGCACGGGCGGAACAATGTCTGGAAATGGGTACGGGGCGAGACATGCAAATGGATCGGCAACCTTTGGATCTTTGAGTGTTGATGTCTACTGTGATGCCGCTAGTGGCGAACCGGCAGTCCCTCATCCCACATCCGTTACAGCTACCATAGCGGCTACTCTGCCCGTTGTGTGGTGCATCGAGACATGGGAGTATTATGAGATAGACGGAATCACGGTGAGGCAATACCCGCTTGATGCCAGACCCACGGGTCCACCGTTACGCCAGATTAGATTCAGGATGTTCGTCGATACCCGTGCAGGGAAAGAGTATTCGGCGTCAGTCAGTGTTAATATCGCAGGCGGCGATTCCGATAGTCAATCCATTACCGAATCTACTGCGCTAGGATTCAACGGCGACGAGGATGACCATACCCTATACGCTCTGAACATCGAAGCCACTCTCGCGGGTCATGTCACCGAGGGAGGCGCTTGTCGGCAGTGTATCGACTGGGATGACGGCATCGTCATGTTGCAATGGAATAGCAACCTGAACTATGCCTTTGGCGACTCCCCATTCAGTTACACTTGGGGACCGATACACGTTGCGTGCGACACGAACTATCTGACAGCAACCAGCATCGGGGGCGTAGCTCCTTGGGGCGATCCGCCAACTGAAACGGGCCGGATTGACGCATGGACGACACTAAGGTCCGCTCCAATCAGCGCTTCTGGGCAGTTTCACATGGGGTCGGTTGCCTATCCAGGCACATTGCAGATTCAGGATCTCACGCCAACGCTGCAAAACTCAGGGTATCCAGACTATACACCATATCCGGCCAGGGACATATCAACTGGGGCCAGTTTCAGCGAGTCGGGTTTCCCGTTGGGCGCATACTACTACCAGACATCCCCACTCTATCCAGACGACTTCATATATTACCCCGCCGCAGGTGCGGCCCATTGGGACGGTGGCAATACCTGCGCTTGGTATCGAATGAAGGCGTCGTTTCTAACCGACAACGATCACCCGTCGGACGATTACCGAATCATGCTACGCGATGCCGAATCGCGGTGGCCTACGATCCTAACGCTCACGATGGACGCATCAAACGAGATCGAGGACTTCGCCGCGATTGGTGACTGGCTAGATGTAGCGAATACGACACTCTCGATTGTGTCCGGCACGCTACAAGCCGTGGTTAGTGGCGGCGCTGGTTCGTTCCAAAACGCAGCGGCTGATTACAAGATCCGATTTCGCCGATTGTTGGAGGTGTCCGTCAAAGGTCCTGCGGGCGATATAACGCTCGAACTAATTGATGCCACGATGGGAACGAAGACATGGACGCTGACCCTTGCGGGCACTGGCAGCCAGGAGGTTATACTCGTTGATCTCATGCGGCCAAACGAGGGGCCGTTTGAGGGGCCTAACCTGCCGCGCCACACCTCGCATGACGGAGGGCACAACGCGGTCTATGTTGATTACACGGTAAAGTTCAGTGGCCTAGCCGACGAGGGGACGTACCAATTCGCGTACCTCAAAGAGACGCGCGACACGACTGACGGAGATCACCCGGCGACCGCGCTTGTTAGGATGCCTGCGGCTTGGATGCCGGATTATGTGATAGGGCTATACACCTATTACCTACTACGGAACCTCCTCATATTCTCGCAGGGGTTGGGTAGCCCGGCAAACTGGTGGAAAGACGGAATACCGACTGTTAGCGTACCCTCAGGGGCATCGCGCGAAGACCATGCCGGGGTAGTAGCCAGGATGCACGAGTCAGATCCCGTGACATACGCGTTCCTCTCGGTCGCGACGTGGCTGACCGATCTGGATGCTCTATTGAGTGACGCTGGGTTCACGGTGACACCAGGAAATACATCGGCGACCGGCGATGTGTACGCTAATGCGCACCTGCTCGCGGCCTGGGTTCTGGAGCAGAGCGGGGTAAACTGCAAAACCGCGCAGACGTTCAAGGCGGCGGTTCAGGGGGATGCAGTATTCGTGCAGCCCGGATTCCCCGCTGAGTACGTGATCAAGTTCAGGCGGTACTTTGGCACACAGTTCTGCGGGGCAACCCTGACCGACGCGGGAGTAGGAAACCGAGGCACTAGCGGGGTCGTGCTTGTCGCCAAGACCGCCCTACACGCAGATTCTACCACCTGGACGACCGATAGCCGTGGGGCACACCTTGGTCCCGCCCTGGGCCTCCCAACGCCCATTCCGGGTTGGGATTGGGCAATCCACAAGGCGTCGGGCGGCGCGGCAATTGTGACCCGGGCAGGAATGGAACGCGCATTTGTCAAAGCGGTAGGTACGGCCCTGCCGGATACAGGCGGCGACACGACCGACCTCGATGTGTCGCGAGACAGTCGGCAATACCTGGCATGGTCGGATGGAACCAATGTCTACCTGCGATGGCGGAGCGCGGCGTCCTTGGCGTGGACGAACAACGAGATTGGAACTGGGACCAAGCCGTCCGTTTACGCCAATGACACGCATCACCTGGCCGCTGTCTATGTGGCATACGAGAACGGGGCAGATGTCGCATTACGACATACACTCGATTCGGGCGAGACCTGGAGCGGTATCGTGAGCATCTTTACTGGGGCGTCCTGCCCACATATTCGGAAGGATAAGGCGAGTGGGATCTCACTCGCGTTTGCCTGGAAGGCCGCCGCCGACGGAACGATAGTTATGCGGCGTTCCTGCGACGACTTCGCGAACTTCCTTGAGGCGGAATACACGGTTGTTACCAACGTCCCGGAGCAGACAGTATCTTGTTCGTTCCAGGGCGATTCGCTCGGCACTTACCTGTTGTCGTTCGCTGATGCGACAGGAGCGGTTCAGGTGTACAAGTCGGTTGACAATGGCCTGACGTGGGTCACGATCTGAGGAGCGTAGGTTATGAATAAAGCATCTATCATGCTATTGTTGGTGTCCATCGTGTTCTGTGCTGTTGGCGTGCCGGAAGCGGTTGCGCAAGGAGAGAACTACGTCGTTCGGGTCGCTGAGGACGGAGAGAGGTACAACTATACGGTGCGGATCGTTGATTCGCAACTCATAACCGTAACCAATGCAGCGAAGCTGATACTTGAGGGCCTACCAGACGCAGTCACCCTCACCGAAGTTACCTACTTAGACGGGGCAACTGGACCGCTACAGACTCAAATTGATGGAAAGCAGGCATACGGCACTCGCATCGTGCTGGTTGACTGCAACCTAGCGGCTGACGTTACGGGCAAGGCATACAACACGGTTGCCGAGGCAATTGCCTATGCGGTAACACAGACTCCTAGCTCAGCAAGCCCCTGGTTGATCGTGATCAGACCTGGCGTCTACGTGGAATCCATTACCTGCGCGGAGTACGTGGATCTTCTGGGCGATGGCGTAGAGATCCAGACCGCGACCGATGCAACGGCGGCTGTCAATCTATCGGCTAATGTATTGATCCAGAAAATCACCGCGCGCGCTACGGCAGGGGCATCGGTCAAGGCGTTTCAGTTGCTAACTGCGGCTACCGGCGTAACTCTCCGCGATTGCCAGGGAATTGTCGATTCTGTCTGCACGGGCAATACGGATGGATTCTATGCCGCTTTGTATCCCGAAACAATATCGGGTGAATTCATAAACTGCTATTTCGAGGCCCCCTACGACGGGGCAAACATCGCAGAGGTCGGCACGTTGCGGATGCGTGACTGCCGATTCTACGGCTATCAGACTGGAACGTCTGGAACTGCGAATGTGGCGGTTACTACTACCGACACCACTCTTGTAGACACCCGCTTAGCAATGACAACCGATCAATATATCGGCTATACCGTTACCTGCGATGGCAAGACGTTGACTGTAACGGGCAACGACGCGACGACATTCACCGGCGCGTCCTGGTCTGGCGGTGGCAATCCTGGCGATGGTGACTCATGGACGGTTGGGAATGCGACGCGAGCCGCAGGGTTGGTATTGGCGAAAGGCACGGTCTACGCCGACAACTGCGAATTCGTATCGAGTGTCGGAGCGACTTCAACTGGAATCGGCGGTGGCCTGTGGCTCGCGAGCGGAAGCGGTACAACGCTACAGATGACTGGTTGCCGCGCGACTGCAACCTCGGCAGGAGCGGGAAATGTCTATGCGGTCTACGCTCCTACTGTTAGAACGATGAATCTCGATGGCTGTGTATTGACGGCATCTGGTACAAGCACAGGCACAGCTACAGGGCTTGCATGTCTAACCGCATCGGCGTCTGGCAATCGTGTCGTATCGGTTCGCGAGTGTAGCATTGTAGCAAGCGGGGTATCCGCTAACTCTACCGGCGTGCTGGTTAATCAGGGCGGAGCCGGTGGAACAATCGCACTCACAATGGTAGGTGGATCTACTACCGTATCGGGTGCGGGTACAAACTATGACGCGGTGAATACCGCAGGAACGCTGTCGCTTGAAAACGTGGCAAGCGGTGGGGCATTCTCCGGCACGATCACCAAGGCCGGAACAGTCACCGCGTCTGCGTTCAGCGGAGCGACAGTAACCTCCAGCGGATCGAATACTGCGGATACGTTCATCTCTACGGCAGCGAGTGGGGCTCCGTTCTCGTCTACGTCGACTGATGTCTGCACGAACGTCAATGCCGATCTGTTGGACGGAGTAACCGGAGCGTCATACGTGAACGATAGCGACTTCACCTCCGACGACACGGTCCTGGTTGGGACCGGAGCGGGAACATACGAGGCGGTGACGATCGCAGAACAAACGCTCCTGGGAAGAATCACTGCCGGTAGCGTGGACGATCTGTCAGTAACGCAGATCAAGGCGCTCATCGGCGATGCCGACGACGACGGCGCCACCAAGGGGGTCGCGGCGTTCGTAAATGACGATTTCGACGACGCTTCGGGCGTGATCTCGCTTGCGGCTGACGTGATACGCGATGCGGACGTTGACGACGTTGCGGTTGACGCGGCAACGACTGCGCCCATCTCGTCAAATTGGGCGTTCGATCATAAATATCGCGTCGTCAACTTCGTCATTGACGGCGGCGGCTACGAGATCCCCACGGGCATACAGGGCGACATCATGATCGACCATGCCTGCACGATTACCTCGTGGACACTGTTGGCCGATCAGTCGGGTGCGATCAAGGTCGATATTTGGGAAGACGTGTATGACAACTTCCCGCCATTGGGTGCGGGCGAGGACGATAGTATATGCAACGCGCATGAGCCGGAGATCGCGGCTAGTGGCGTGAAGGCGCAGGACCTCGATATAGCTGACTGGTCTGGCGAAGGGCTGTCCGCCGGATCCATCTTGCGAATCAACGTGGACTCTGTAACGGACATCACGCGCTGCACGCTCGTGCTCTATCTGACGGAGGACTAACCATGCGGACACTACTCATAACCATAGCCCTTTGCGTAGCAATGGCGTCCTGCGATGCTGCGCTGATCATCCCCGCTACCGGGTACACGCATGGGTTCGAGGATGATGCTAACCCATCGGGATATAGCAATACGACGTACTCGGGCACGGTAGCGGTAGACGCTACCGAGGCGAACCGAGGGAGTAAGTCGCTTTCGTTCAGCGTGGTTCCCCATGGTGGTGCTTATGCCTACATCACCACTACCACAGCCACTCAGGTCGGTGCGGATCGATACGTATCGTTCCGTATACGTTTCAGCCCGGACACTGCACTAAACGATGACGGACGCTACCATGTATGGTCGGCTGGGACTCCCACCTCGGGGGATTACGCGACCTTCGCCTTGCGGGTGCTAAGAACAGTATCCTCTGGCGAAAAAGGCGAGATATGGGAGTTCTACACTAAGGTTTTACAGGACGGAGGGGAAACCGACCAGGAGCAGATTTGGTCGTGCCTGCCGGTACGTGGGGTATGGCACGACGTGCAGATCGCCTTGACGGGATGGGGAACCGACAACACCGTCATGGCCCTATGGATTGACGGGGTGCCCGCGATAGATCATACTACCGGAGTCAACACCTCTCCCCCACGAGATACCACCGGCCTCACGCTGAGTTGTGAGTCGTTCGGCATTCACGCAACTACTTCCGCTGCGGGGATGACCGACGAAATCCTCATCGACGACATCCGCGTGAGCAATTCGCCGCTTGCTTTTCTCTGCCACGATCAATATGTCGTGGCGGTTCCTGTCGGCGCTGATGTGAATATCACGACTGCCTGCTCAATAGCTAGCACGGCTACGCTGGAGTATGGAACCGCCACGGGTGACTATGGGGAGCCGGTATCGTCTACAGCGACACAGAGCGATACACAGCACGCATGGACGATTGAGAACGTAGCCGGTGCCTCGACATACTACTACCAAATCACGTATACCGCCACCGGCGACGCGAACGACATACAGATCACCCCCGAATACCAATTCTCTACCGACCCTGGAGCGAGTGCGGACACTACCGTACTGGCTACGTCGGATCGGCATGTAGGTTATTATGACGCTACGGGATGCCCGAGCAAACTGCAAAGTACGGTCAGCCCCGCAACCATTGATCTGTATATCGACTTGGGGGATGCTACTTTTATGAGCAGCGCGGCGTCTGCGGCAGCGGCGCGGAACGGGTTCATCTCGTCGATGGCGACCATAAAGCCGTACACTACGCAGATGCTATACGCTCCGGTAGGGGGGAACCATGATATATACGCAGCCGACGCGGCTGCTGCGTGGTTGGCCTACACAGGAGTTCCTGCAAACTACTCATTCGATTTTGGCCGGGTACATTACGCGGCGATGGTGACTATCGGCGGCGCGTTCGGATCAACCGCAACGGATTGGGTAACGACCGATCTAGCTGGCGCGGATCGCGAGTACAACGTCGTGCTGTCGCATTGTGGTAGTGTGGTATGGCCGGGCACATTATCAACGCTGGCGGACTATGACACCCTGCACGCTATACTGGTTTCGGACGTAACCGCGTTGCATATCTGCGGGCACCGCCATCTGAATAATCGGTTCGTGACTGGCGGAGTGATGGTCCTGTCGATCCCAACGCTTGCCAATGGGTATTCAGGTATCGACCCCCTGACCAATGATGGTGAGGCGACTAGGTATCCAGAATGGGGCACGATGAAAGGCGGATCGGGCGACGCGCGTGGCTACTGTGTGTTGGAGGCCAACGATCACCATATCGCCGTATCGACATATCATGTAGCAGATGGGCTCACCGCCCCTGCACTCTCCGATCTATTCAGATGGCACCCGGGGATGTTGGGGACCCGAACGACCGTTTCACAGTAACACAGGGAAGTTCCCCCGCGCGGGGCCGTGAACGAATGGAGGAGTAATGACTGAGATAACGGGGATATACGGAGTAGCAATCGTTGCCCTATCCGGCGCGGTGGGCAAGTTGTGGTTGTCGTACTGTGCCCAGAACAAGGTGCGCGAAAAGGAGAAAGAGAAGTCCGACGAACTCCTGCGCGAGACCATTGCCGAAGGCAAAGCCACAGCATTGCGAAACGAAACGTGGATCAAGGAGTTGACCAACGGCACGATGAAAGCAACGCGCGACACTCTATCGTCTGTACAGCAAGGGCAGGAGAATCTCGCCAAGATCGTTGTAGAGAGCCACGCTGGAATACTACACTGCATCGAACGCATCACAGAGAAACTGGAGGCAATCGGCAAATGAAAACAGCACTCGCACTACTCGCTTTACTCGCACTGGCCGGTACATGCCAGGCGATCACGCCCGCGTATCAGTATGAGTTCAGCGCACCCGCAATGGCGGCGTTCGCGGCTATCCCTACGCCGCAGCTTGACCCGGTGGTTGTGGCTAAGAAGGACCTCCAGATGGAGGTCACGCCAGACGGATTCTCGATCTTCTGGGGCGTTGGTGGGTCGGACACAAACGTCGTCGGAGTCAGCCACGGCTGGGATACTGGCAAGACGCTTGGCGATATTCCAATTGTCGGCTACTATCTCGCGGAACCGGGCATTGGCCTGGAGAAGCTATCGATCCGTATCGACGGACTAGTCGGTGAGACGCAGAGCGATGCCAACGATACCATTACTATTGGTGGGCTAGGCGTATCGGCCTGCTCAAGTGGGGCGCATTTGAGCGGTGGAGTAGGGCTCGGCTTATTCTCAAATGGAGAACCTGCCGTATACGCTACGCTCAAGGGCAAATGGTAAGATGTCTGGCCTGCTGCACGACATAGGAACTATCTGTTGTGTTGTCGGCATGATCGCGTTGATTGTCGGCGCGCTGTGGGTCTATTACGGTAAGTCGCCTATAGCCCTGCTGTTCTTTGCCCTAGGAGTCGCGGTGGCGATTGTGGCGTCAGGATGGGGCAAAGCTACGGCAGGGCTTCGGCGTAAAGGAGGTTAGAGATGGGTAACGAAGCTGAACTGATCAAACTAGTCGGCTCCTGGCTGGGATTCGCAGCGGTGTTCGCCATAATCCTTCAGGGCCTCGCTCAGGGTCTCAAGGCCATTGGGATAGGCGGATGGTGGGTTAGAGGCGTGTTGCTAATCCTGGGCGTAGGAATGGCGGTTGTGGCAGGTCCGCGATGCGGGTTCCCACTGACAGATTCCATTATTGGCGGCGTTCTCGCGGCAGGAGCGGCTATGGGTATATGGAAGTGGCAGAAAACGTCCTGGGAAGCAAGTTCGGCGCGAGAGTCGGACTAATGCAGATCATAGACGTTCGCAACCAACTAGTGACGGGCAAGGGACGGTATAAAACCCGTCCCTTGTCCCAGATCAAGCAGATCGTTATTCACCATTCAGCTACCAAGACTGGATCGGCTGAAGCGTATGCCAGATGGCATGTGCAAAAACACGACTGGCCGGGGATTGGTTATCACTACGTCGTCGAACAAGACGGCACGGCGAAGAAGACGAATTCACTGTCATCTATCAGCTACCACTGCGGACGGTCGAACCGGATCTCGGTCGGAATATGCTTCACGGGTGAATACAACGTGTTCCAGTTGCCATTCCAAATGCTTGACGCTGGAGCCGAACTATGTGCTGAGATTATAAAGGCGCTACCTCGTCTTGCACCCAATAATATCATACGCCACCAGGATTGCCCAGGGTACAGGAACAAGTTCTGTCCTGGGAAACTGTTCCCGATGGATGAACTCCGATCCCTAGTCACTAATCGACTTAGATAGTTTCAATACTCAACTCCGCCACTTCTTCACCCAGTCCTTGTACGCATAGAACGCAGGCCGTTTACGGTCGTCGCCTGGCGCGAATTTGGTATAGACCAATGCCATACCGTCATCGTTGCGCAACTGATACCAGAAGGCATTCTTCACCACTCCAGACGCGCGGCAAATATCCAACGTGGTTGTCAGATATTCCGCCTGCTGTTCCTCGGTACACAGACCGTCGTTCTGTACCGGGATACCATCCGAGTTCTTGTTCGGTACGGCATAGCCGAATTCTGTAACCCAGATCGGCTTCTTTGAATCACCATTCGACGCCATTACTCGTTTGAGACATTCCAGATCACTTCTCAGCCCGTTGCCAGGAGCTTCTAGGGTTGCGTTGCCTAGATAGTGGTGTATGTTCACTATGTCGAAGTAGCGCTTAGCTCCCGCGCCATAGAGATCCGGTAGATACTTTAGATATGTGGTGTCGGTGTAGTACCGACCCCACATCGCACAAGTTGCTACCAGATTATTAGGATTGACCGCTTTGATTGCTTGATAGCAGTCCTTCAGGATTGAAACATATTTGATCGCTTGGTGATCGTATACTTCGTGAGACCATACTGGCTCCTCAGCCAATACCTCGTAGCACTGGATCTTGCCGTTGTACCGCGTGGCAAGTTCCGTGCAGAACCTAGCCGCTTCACCCGGCAATGGTAATCTGCTCCTGGGCATGAGCGCCCATTCTGGCGGCTCGCATACGCAGAATGTGATCTTGTAGCCACGTTCGTGCAGGTTGCCGATTATCGTATCCAACCTGCCCGCACCACCCCACCATTCAGATTCCCAGTTGTACTCACCGCGAACCGGCTCAATCGCGCGCCAATGCGTTTGGATACGCACCCACTTGACGCCCAGTTCGTCTACCAGATCGCAGGTTGCCGGGTCGCCGTGAAAGGTGTTGATTCCTAGCACCATCGGCGATGCGCGTCTTGATAGTGCTCGGCGCAACGACGCGAATAGCCGATCTACCGCTCGCGATAATATGCTCATGGTCATTCTCCAATCAGATAGGCAACGGTCATCGTATCTCTATTCTCTTCTCGCCTTTCAAGCGAGTGATGCGTACCTTCTGCCCCTTGGGAGTGGCCTGAATCTCAAACTCGACGTATGGCGTTTCAACTCTCAAGATTACATGGCCTCGGATCTCGCATATACGCGATACCTCAAGAGGCCCGTACTCCAACCCGTATTGTGTGGTGTTGCGGCGGACGCTCATAACTTCCTTCCCTTGCAGGCGTGGTACTGGCCGGTTAGCTCAAGCAGCAACACCGTTTCTTTAGCCGTAGACAGTCGCCTAATGCACTTACCGCACTTATGGCACTTCGCGCTTTCGGCCACGTTGTACAGGCATTCAGCGCATACCACGGCCTTCTTTGACATTGGCCGCTTGCCGCAGTTGATACAGGTCATGGCTTCTCAATCACCTTGATAGCCGCCTTGCATCTGTCGAGCGCGGTGGCGCATACCAACTTGGCCTTGTCGTCGTTGCATAGGTCGCGAGATTCCCAGTGTTCATCGTTATACACAATCTTGCCGAGTTCATGGACCCACCTACCGAGAAGCCCGCGCTCCTTTAGCTTGTCCTGCATCTGCGCGCAGAGATTGAGATCCGATGCGTACTTTTCGATACGCATGATAGCGGTGCTGTGCGGAGGACACCCTACTGCTCCTTTAGCAGGCCCGTTGTCAATACTGGTGTCCCATCCCATCCACTCGGCAATCTTGCGGTTCATATCAGCTTCTGTCATGGCTACTCCTTCTTGACGCTAACGCTAACCTCTACGTTCAGCCGCCGCTTGGTGTCCGTGCCGCTAGAGTAGTCGGGCCAGGAGGTTATCTGATACTCTAGCACCTGGCTATCTACAATCTGTACGCACCTTGTTTTCTCTTGCTCGGTCATCTGTCTACCCTCCGCCACTTTGACCATCGCTGGGGTTCGTATCCGAAGTATCGTTTCCACACGGCGGAGCATCTGGTGCATATACGCATCTGCGGATCGTTAGACCATCTCCAGTCCGGTCTAGCAATACGCTTCACCTTATGCCAACCCAGCCAGCATCTCAGTGAGAAGCTCATAGCGCACGCAACGCCTCTTCTGCGTTCACTAGCGCACGTGCTGCGTCGAGATACTTGCGCTTGCTACTTGTACCCCATTGAGGATCGCCAACATACTCCGCGATCTTCTGATGCAGTTCACGTGCAACGGCTTGGAACTTCTCAACATCGAAAGAGTCGATCTGGTCAGTCATTCCGTCCTCCACGCCAGTTGATCGTGCGCGTGCCCGTCCAGCATCCGGCCAGACCGCTTATGGCCGACACGATGGACAATGGTTTCCCCGTACTCACCTTTGTTCAGCACCTGAGTTCCTCGCACCTCACGATATGAGTCTTCGTCGTCTGGCAATTCCAGCAGTGGATTGTCCTCCCACATCTCTCGCGGGAACCACTCTCCCCAAGACTTGAAGAAGAACGGAATCCCCGCCTCTTCTGCCTGTTCCCTGTCGGAACGAATCCAATCCGGGTGGCAAGGTCGCGCCTGCGGCCCAGTCTCACCGCCTGCGATCAGTTGCGAGAGGCCGGGAGTTGGAGACATTGTTACTATGTCGTTCGGTCCCCTTGGCGTGAAGTCTTCGGCGGCGTACATTCCAGGCATCCACCCGGTCCAGTCCACGGCTCCGATAGCTGGCTCATGGTTAGCCCACGTTTTCCAGCCCGCCTCTGCCAAGGCCATCATGTCGTCGCGGTATCGGTCGGCGTCCTCCTGCGTCATCACCGAGCAGCCAAGGTAGATCCGCTGTCGCTGTGTGAACAATGGCAACGGGATCACGTACTCTCTTGCGAATGAGGCCATTCGCTCTACTCTCTTCGTGCATACCAAGTACGTGTGGTGTGGAGTGTCGCGCATCACCTCAAACACCTGAAGTATCTGCTCATCGGTAATCCCCTCCGCGAACAGGTCGCCAGCCAACCCGACGAACCAGACGGTCGGCTTCTTGCGCCTCAATGGGATCTCCAGCCGCTCAGGATGGAACCGAGGCGCGAAGTAGTCTGGATCTCCCTTCGCAAACCGACGCGCCATATTCCGCGCGTGGCACCTGGCGTAGCACGGATAGGTGTCATCACAGCCGGTTGCCGGATTGAATGACATACCCCAGAACTTGCCCGCATTCTTATCCGCCATCGTTCTCCTCCGTCTTCAACCGTTCCATCTGAATGCGGTACTTTGTGCATTGTCCCTTGTAGGCATTACGGGAACGCCCAAGCTCACGCGCCCATTTGTAGTTTTCGTCAGCGCGCTCTGTTTCGTAATTGCGATCTCGGGTCATAGCATCAAGTTCCGCACGGAGTTTATCGATCTTGGTCTCTGTGTATACCTGCCCGTGCCCCTGGGAGCAATAGAACGTATCGCCATTCTCGTAGCACCTCTTGTATTGCTGTGGTGATAGTACAATAACACCACTACATATGTAACATGAGTCTTCGTAGGAACCATCGGCGAGAAACTTACCCATCGTTCACCTCCATAGTCTGCTTCAGCGGATCCGGCAGCAGGCCACAGTCGCGGCCACGGGCAAGCAACTTAGCGGCATGTTCCATGTTCTCGGGATACGGATCTGAGGTAGCGAGATCATCCAGGAACTTCGCCAACTCGCGGGCGACCTCGGCGCGGGTGGGGTCTGTGTCTCTCAGCAACGACGGGCAGTCGGGCACGCACGCAGGGGCCTTGGATAGCAGGGCCACAGTCTGCTTCAACTCCGCCACGTGCGCGGCGAGGTCGTGAAAGAGATCGTAGCAACAACCTTCTCCTCCGAACTCGTTATCAATTACCTGCGTTATCTCTTCAAGCGTTCTCATCGCTCTTTGCCTCCTCCGGGAACACCTGCTTACAGATCGCGATCATGCCCGCTAGCAACGGCTCGATCCTGTCGATGTACCACTGTTCCTCGCCATGTCCGGCTGCTATCTCACGACCATGATCAATCCATTCCTGGTAGGGGCGAGACTCACAACCAATCCGCAGGATGCCGGGAGCGTAGGGGTTGGAGGCGTATTTGTCCAGCCATACAGGGAAAGCCGACTCGCGGATTATTCCCCCGGAGACCCGGGCATTCCCGGAGACCTGGGCATTCCCGTAGACCCAGACATTCCCGGAGACCTGGGCATTCCCGGAGACCCAGACATTCCCGTAGACCTGGGCATTCCCGGAGACCTGGGCATCCCCGGAGACCTGGGCATTCCCGGAGACCCGGGCATTCCCGTAGACCCGGG